CAGTACGCTCTTCCCTGAGGCCACGAGGTCCTCGATCAGGGAGATCGTACCAGTGATGGCTCGCCCGAAGCGGCAGGTGAGACCCACAACCTTGCCAGAACGGCTGCGGATAGCGGAAATGCGGTGAAGCATGCGAGGCAAGCCTGCACGGTTGTCTTCACCGAACTTCAATTGCTTGATCGACTCGTCCAGATCCTCCTCGGTGACCTCTTGATCCCCAAGGAGGAACGTTGCGGTGCGGTAACGAGCTTCGGGAACGCGGCCTAAGTCCAAGACAACCTCGAAAAGATCATTAATAGACTCTCTTCTGGTGTGGAGCTGGTACACAACCCATCGAGGAAGAATACCAAGAAATGCCGGAATATCTTGATTACTCATCAGTCGGCTCTCCGCGTTCGGAGAGTGTGAGCATATACCATGCGCTAGAAACAACAAGAACAATAAAAATGCCACTAACTGCTAAACCAAAAACATGTTCCATAGACAGACTCCTAAGCTTCGTAAAAATTTTGGGCCGCCACTCAGTGGCTTCCTGTATTGTATCATATCTATTCGAATTCATCGTCTAATCCTGTCGTACAGAGCTTCTTGTAGAAGTTGAGGCATTGGCGAGCGGCTGCCAGATCTTTCGTGTCTGTGCGGCTGATGAGGAGATTGTAGTCGTCCATGCGTGTGGCGCTCAGCTCGATTGTGTAGGAATCTTCCTTGTCTTCTTGAGGCAGAATGAAATTCTGAATCTCGCCGTCATGATGCCAAAAGACTAACTCAAGGTTTCGAGGAATAAACCCGTACATGAGCTTGTATCGCTCAAGCTGTGTCGATCCGAAGAGGAGAGGTGAGTCGATAGGACTCACCTGTACCCACTCCAACGTGTAGTCACTCATGGTTTACAAGCTCCTTCTCAGGTGTCCAGCGGTACCAGACCACAATATTTTCACCGAACGCTGCACCTTCGTATGCAGTGTTGATTGGTTCCTTGTGTTCGCACATACCGATTCGGTGAAGAGCTTGAGCATTGTTCTCGCACTCAGGCAAAACCATTCCGTCAATGCTTGAGCGATTTTCCTCGTCCCACCAGAACACGCAATACTTGTAGTCACGAGCAACCTCGGGGTTCGAGCAGAGCACCAGCGCCAAATGTTGCTTGTGCTTGTGACCGACGCACCACACCTTGACCACACCAAACATGCGAAAAACGGTCTCAGTGCGAACGGTTTCCTCGAGAAACGTAAAAATGCTCGAAGGTGCCTGATCGTAAAAACCCCATGCTACCCACGCACCCTTGTCTCGAACTGAAGAATAGTATGTCATTCCTGTTCCTCTTCTACTTCTTCCAAATCTTCTGCAACATCAGCGCCCGTTTCCGCAAACACCTGATGATACTGCGGATATGTTTCTACCGACTCTGCTCCGTCGTACTCGTGAATACGGAAAGGAGCGTTCAGCGGTATCCAAGCGACTTCTAACGGCTGGAGAAAAAAAGTACTGGGTTCTGGAAAGTACTGACGAATGGCGTCATAAAACTCTGCGGAGCGTTCCAAACCCTTCTGGCTGCGCTTACGAGTCTTATCGTCCTTAAGGATTTGCTCGACAACTTCATAACTATAAAGCATCTGCAAAGCCAGGTCGCCACTTTTCCAGGTGGACCATCCAGCACCAAAGCCGGGGCTGTATACTACAGCCACTTTGCCCTTCTTGATGTACTTGCGGATCATGCAGACCTCCTTCAGTAAATCTAGACGTTCCACTCAATATCGCGCATTGCCGAGGCTAATGTAGTCGTGAAGTACATGTACTCGTTCTGTACCTCGTCCAGCGTAGCAAACGTACCGATGCTCATCAATATCTGAACTGATGACGCATCGACCATACAAAGCTCAAGCCGATTCGGCTCGTGCTCAAACAACGCAAACCCAAAAGAACAACTCTTAAAAGGAAATTCCAAACGTACCGTCCCTGCTGCTTGCTCAGTCATGCGCTACCTCCTGCTTACTAAAATTATTTGGTTGACGTCCAAAACTCACCACGCTTGGTTTTTTCCTGCTCAACCAGCGCTGCCCACTGCTCTCCGGACATCCAATCCATGTGGCTAAATTCAAGCCGCATGTCGAGTTCCGGAATAAGCAAACCAGTGGCCACATACAGATGCTCGCTGTACACTCCTTGACGAACTAGCTCAGCTTCCTCGTTGTTGCAGGTACTAAAAACGCCCCAAAAAGGGTAGCAGTCCTTTTCAACCGAGCCGATGTACAGGATCACACACTGCATGTCGGACACAGTGCCTCCGTCTGGTAGATAAACCTCTACCTGCTCAGGAACACTGCCTACACACCCGTACGCATGTGGAATCTGCATAAACTCGCTATCCATTACATTCTCCATTACTAATCCTACATCGGTAAAATAACGCATTTCTGAAGTCTTGTCAACTGTGTTAAAATACATTAAACCGGATTGTCCGGAAAGGAGGTCTGTATGCCAGAATATCTCGAAGGTACTCAAATTGTCGTGCTGGAGCGAGTGCTGTTTATGGATGCCCCCTGGATGTCTGAGTCCATGAAACGTTCGGCGCTGGCCGGGTGGACTGGATTTCTAGAAATACAGAATGGGTATGGATGGTCGGAACCGCTAGTGATCGATTTAATCCCGATTACAAATGATCATGTGGTGTTTCACGATCCTCTGAGCGTGTTGAAGGTGTTTTTGTACCAGGCATCTAACCCACTTGAGATGCTTACCTACTGGGGCAACCGAGAAGCAATTCAAAGAAAATTGAAAGATTGGGGAGCACAAGACGCATTCCTGACTACGCAAGAACATCCAACATACTAAAAAAGAGGGTACAGTCGAAATGACTGTACCCTTATTCTTATTTCTGTGATTGCCACTCGTTCATCTTGGTCTCGAAGACAAAGCTCCAGTTCGCCATGTGATCGTGAGCTGCTTTCAAAGCCGCTTCAATAGCTTCGTATGGAGTCGGTAGCGTCTTTGTGCACTCGATAATATACTCGTTGTCGCTTAGGTCGATATCTCCGTGAGTAATAAACCAGCGATAGCCGCCGTTAATGTCCGGAAGCACAAGAATACCAAATGGTGTCCCTGTAATGTCTTCAAAGTAGACGTTGCTCATATACTCCCCTTCTTACTGCTGATTACCAAACTCGGTCAATCTGCTGTACGTAGACTTCCAAATCGTTACCTAACGATATTGTACTCCAAAAATCAGAATCGTATGAGTCCGCGTAGATCTGCCAGATGAGGGTATTTCCAGCTACGGTTGTAAAACCGACGCTTCCCATAGCGCGCTCAATCTTCAGAAGTAGTCGATTTAAATCTGTTAAAGGCTGATTCTGGAGGTTCGCCTTGACCGTGATTAACGTCTTGATCACCGAAGGGGATTGTGTATTCTTCTTCATGCGGCATTCCTCCCCATTTTGATTGATAGTACATTGTATTCTTTCGGAAGTTGTGATGGTGCATCATTTTGCGCTGAAAATCAAACGCCGTGAGAGTAGCACTCATACGGTGGTAGTAAGATGGCTCTTCTACATAAGCAGTCGGCAGACCTAATAACTTCATGCGATAGTGGTAATCGTTGTCCTCAAAGTATGCAGGCCAAAACGCTTCGTCAAACCTGCCGACTTTGTTGAAAAGACTTGTGTGTATACCAAAGAACGAAAAAGCGTTTTGACCTTCAAAACAAACAAATTCGTTATCTTGCATCTTCGTGACAAACCGCGAAAGCACGTCGGCGTAAAGATAAATGTCGTCGTTGGCTACAATTACGGCGTCGTATCCGTCTCTTTCCGCCTCTTCTATAAAGTAATTCCATGAGTTAGCCACACCGAAATTGTCAAGCGACGTCGACACTTTCCAGTCTTTGAATCGATCCAACTGCTCCGCAAACTGAGGAATGTCAATCGGGTCTGCAAACTTTCCCTTTTTGTATGTTTGCTCCGCAACCTCACTGATGTAAACATGCACACCGTCGACCAGTGCAGGATCCAAGCTGGGTAGATGCTCATCAATTACCCAGGTGAGTTGGTTAAGAGTCACAATACAGTACCGTATGCGCATACGCACCTCCTTGTTAGTAGTTATTGTAATATTCGTCGTTACAGTGTTGAGTAATTATGCTTATTATCTCAGCATTGGTCGAAAAAACCGTAGTTACTCGCTTTTTATCCGTGTGTATGTCAGTTACTTCGGCATAATATTGCCCGTCGTCAGTAACAAACACCTCAACCCATAACTTTCCCTGACCGTACGTGTAAATGTTAGTTCCCGAGCCTGACTCGGCAGGCCCTACAAACAGATCGGAGATCATCTCCACACCGCCACCCCTTCATCATTGATTACCAGCCATTGCGACCAGCACGATCGACTGGATTTCCAATGCGTCCAGCCTTTACCGCCTTCCCACAGTCGCTCGAACGTATCGTACTGAACAGCGGGCGAATCGATAGCTGCGTTAGAGCGACCGGTAAGCCATAAGTAAGTGTTTTCATTAAACTGAAACGCGCCGTAATCAAACGTACCGTCTTTGTTCTGTTTGTTGCTTCGTGTTTCCCACCCCAAAGTACCGTAGTTCACGGTGTCCCCGCTTTCGCAGGTAGCCACGGCTAATGCCTCTCGACTTACGTTCAACTCTTCGACATGACACATGCCGCCGTGACAAACCAAATACAACAAAACTGTGATCAATGTGCTCATTTTTTCTTCCTTTTGCTTTCCTTTTTGATTTGTGCTTTCCATGCTTTAGCTTCTTCCGCAGTCAGCTGCTTAGCTCGAGAGCCGTCAGCGTTGTACACTTCTGAATGCAGGGTATACGTCTTAACCAGTGTTTCGGTACCATCTCTTGTTATGGCGATCCAGCACTTTAGATTTTCCACGTACTCTCCTTTATAGTTCACTGTTCAACACTATAGCACAACCGGGTTGAATGTTCAACTACAAGCTAAAAATCGAGACCTGCAGCAACTTTAATTGTCTGCAGGTCTCAAGTAGGTACTAATTACGCAAACTTACTCAACCGAATCTTCTTCAAACTCCGGATCGTTAAATTGCCGAATATCGATACTCAACGAACTCGGAGATTCAGGATCAAGCAAATCTTTCGTCGTTTCTGGCGTCAGCGTCTGAAGATAGGCAGATACCTGCTCCTTAACCAACGCGAGAAGTGCCGACTGTGGATTAAGGGAGTCTTCAACGCGAAACATTTTAAATATGCTCTGGTAGACAACCTGAGAAGTAGTGAAAATCACTGAAAGAGCCGCAAGCAGCTCAGAAAAATCAAAACTGCCCGAACTCAGTAGTTTAGCCATCGGGACAATTGAAGACGCCAAGATTGAAAGACCAAAAGCAAGTACAAACTTGTACTGACTGCTCCAAGACACCTTCTTAATGTTAGAAACAAACACCGGGATAATTACGCCAATTACCAACTGATACAACGTTTCCGCAGTCAACATTCCCATAACACTCTCCTTACTAACACGTTAGTTAATTAATGTTCTTACTTGACTCCAAAAGAGCTTTTACCTTCTCTTCGAGATCTTGAATACGATCCAACATACGCAGTTTTTCGTGCTCCATCTGCTGAATTTTTTGCTCCAAATCCATCTGCTTTTGCCTCTCTGCTAAGTTGTCGCTAAGTAACTCTTCGTTTTTCTTACGCAACGACTCGTTGTCTACTTCCAAGGATTCAATTCGAGAAAGAAGACTTTCCTGGAATTTTGTGTTTGTGTCTTGGCTACTTCTTCGAAACCCAATCCAGGTAATCAACAGAGTAACCAGTGCGCTTATAGCTGCCGGGATTGTGTTTTCTTCGGTCATACATCCTCCTGAATATCAAGAAGCGATGCGTGAATATAACCCAACCAGTTACAATTGTACCACAGGTTATTGTTGTTATAAACCGCGCCTTCGGTGCCATTTGCCTCAATAACCACTGTACTACCCTTAGGGTAGACAGCAATGATGTTATTTCCAAATTCCGGAAGGCTGCGTACGTTGCAGTTTACTTGAAGCTTTGCTATTTTGTATGGTTGTTCTAGAGACTTTGACCATTTTGAAAATTGAGCGTCTGTAAAACCAGAAGGGTCTATTTTACGACCGGCTGGTCGTGCAATAAAGCGATGCGTTACAAGCTCCAATCCTTTGTGGATCCGAGCCAGCCGAGTCAAACCGGCATACATGTAACCGCTCCAGTTAACTTCCTTAGGCGTAAAGTGAACCTCAACTCCAATTGAATTGAGGTTTGCATACGCATCTCTGCTTACTTCGCCGGCGTGCCAGGCTACGTAGTGCACAGGATCTAAAACTTGATAAATTGTTCCGTCTTTTCCGATCAGGTAATGAGCGGAAACATTAGGAGAGTTTACTAAGAACGCTAGCTCAGCCTCACTTCTTGAGTTAGCTGCGCCATTAGTAGTGTGAACAACAAAGGACTTATACGGGCTGTTGCCCGTTCTCAGGCTGTAACCCTGTCCCGGTTTCAGCACTAGGTTCTTCTGGTGCTGCGGGTTGTTCTTGATTTGCGTCATCAGCTTCTACCTCAAAACTTATTTTTTGTTGCTCTTCCTCATAAGTCGACCCGTATAACTGGGCGATAGTATCCTTGCTGATAGCACCAATTTGCTGAGCTTGTATAGCAAACTGGGTCAGTGCGGTCATGTCCTGGAATTGAATTGGACTAAAGTAAGGTTTAGGCCAGGAAGTCAAGTTGTTTCGTTCTGCGAGATTTTCGTAAAACCACTCAACCCAGGATAGAAGTCGATCGCGAACTTCGGTAAGCGTTGCCATCGGTCCGAGTGAGGCTATGCGGCTATCAGAGGAGTTGCTTCGAAGAGACTCACCAACAGTGAGAATTCGAGGAAATCCGAGAGCCAGGAAAATGTCTGCGTTCGGCTCTGCATACTTTGATTCGTTTAGCAGTGCGTCGAGTGGCGGAAGAACCCATTTAATATCCACAGTGTGGTTAGTAAAGAGATTAAAAACACGATCACCTGATGCTGCTGCCTGGGCTATTGCCGTTTGCGTTGCTTCGATGTCATCGTCTGTTGCAGGAAATTCGTCACTACCTATTTTCACTTGTCGCAAAAGCTCGATAGAGCGAGAAACAATAGTACGATCCATTATTTTTAAATATTCTTTATGCTGCATCGCCGATAAAGCGTTCTGCAGGTAAGGTAACGGGTAATCACCGTAAGAGACAATATCTCCATAAATTGCGCGCGTATCGGTTAACGGAAACGTTCTTTGCCCTGCCTGAACGGCGCGCACATACTCGGGAGACTGCTTTAGCAGCTCTTTGTATGCCTCGACGTCGTCAGTACCGTCCATCCGTTTGCCTTTACCCATAATAAAGGAGATTTCGTCGTCGGGAATTTCCAGATACACAGCGCGCTGAGTACCAGTCGGTCGTTTTCGCAATCGAATGTTGCTTGCGTTACGAACCCACATGTCTTCCGGAATTTCGACACGTTTTCGAGTTAGGCTAGGGTTTAGCTTATTCATCATAACGGTCTTGTAGGTAATTCCTGGGACAACCAGACCGTGAATAAAGTACTCGGTCGCCATCAGCTTAAGAAATGGTTGAATCTTCTCGGCAACTGCGTCAAAAAACAAAGCGTTATTGTCGTCTTCTGTTTTCTTGTTCCGCAGCTTAGTAATACCGAGATTTACCAACCGGTTGATTACAGTTCGCGCAATTGTGTCACGCTCGTAAAAATGCCGGCAGTAATGAATAAGTTCATGGTATGTATACTTCTTAGTGTTATCGAACGGCTTGTTCAACGGGTCGTAGTACCCTACGACGTTAAGGTTATACGTAAATATTGGGTTTGGCGAAAACCCTGCTACTGCCTTGTTTGAAAGTGTTTTAGTCATAATCACCTCGAAGTATTGTAGGCCGCTGACTTGGCGAGAGCGGTACCTTTAGAAGCAGGTACTGGAACTCGAAGTGCGCCGATAAAACAAAGATAGCTCGCATAGATGTGGTCATCGTTACTTTCTCCGTGACCGCGAGGGGATACCACGAAATAGTGCATATGTCCGGATGCTCGACGTTGCCGTGCAACACGCTCTAACTGAGAAATTCCCTCAGCGTCGACTTCCGAAAACACTAAAGTACCGTTTGTGATTTGGCGAATAAGTTCGTTAGTAGCCCATGCTTTAAACGACTCGGTAATTTCCTGGCTGTCTGAAATAGACCCGACACCGATCTTCTCGTTAAATTGAACAGCCTCTAACTTGGACGCGTATTGACCGCTAGCAAATTCAGGACGCGTTTTCAGGCTCTGAACAATACCAGCACCACCGCCACCAGCACCGACGTCAATCGCGATTCTACTCGCATTGTACCCACGTGCTAAATAGTCAATAATGCGCTCCTGTTCAGGATAATCAATGCGTTGAATTCGGTACCGGACGAGAGAGTGCCATATGCCGTCAATAGACCCGAATACCTGTAGTACGGTAGGATCACTGAAGCCTGTGTCGATTGCAAACACAATACTTTCGCACTTAGGAAGTTTAACAACAGGCAGTGCCTCTTGATACGTACGTCCTTTGTCCTTGTCTGATCCGCTATAACGATACGTATAAAAATCAAACGGGAGAATCTTCATCTGATCGCGTGAGATAACTTGGAAAGACGGAGAACCATGCTTTCCTAGGATTAGCTGCTGAAATATGTCAGAGGATTCCCCACCAAACTTGGAAAGTGCGTCGTCCCAATCAGCCTTTGTGAAGTACGGGTTGTTCGGTGCGGGTATGCGATACTTTTTAAACTTAGGAGTCTTGACATCCAAGACATACAAAGCTGTGTTACGCATGCCATTTGGCACGCCAAAATATCGCTCCTCGACCTTAGGTTCCCACGTATTCAAGGTAGGCTGCATCTGATCAAACGCAGGCATTGGAAATAACTGAAACTCGTCGCCCATAATTTTAGGAATGTGCAGACCGACCAAGTTGTTCTCGCCTTTGCTACCAGCGATACGAGCGTTTAGACGGTGCCTTCGAGCTCCCATTTGAAAGTCTAACGTTCCTTTGGACCTGTTGACATTGTTATTCAAAAAGTCTTTCAGGAGGGGAGAAACGGTAAATTTTAAAATTACCTTGTCTAGAATAGGAGTTAACTGGCTGCTGTTGGGCGTCACCATAAGTTGCTCAGGGGTTCTGGGAAACTCAATAGACGAGTTGAGAACTTGGTAAGTTATCAAGTCCTCTAAGATAACTGAGTTGTGTACAACAATGTTTTCGCTTATGTATGTTTCATCGTGGTAAACGTGTACTGAGTAAGTCAGCTGCATTCCATGCCGCTGCTTGCTGCTAATGGGCTCCCAAGAGTACCAGTCAAGCACCGAGTCAGTTGTTTTTAAATTAACTGATACCCCCGGAACTTTGAAGTGGTTCCAAAACGCGTGAGCGGCGCTTCTGTCGTACGTTTCGACAACCCATTGAGAGTCGTCAATGTCAAAGATATGATGCTCTTCTGCATGATCTGCGACTTTGTATGATTTCGTTTTTACACCAAAATACAGAAGAAGTTCCTGCCAATCCTGCACATACTTCCAATTAAACAGTTTGATCTTTACGCAGTCAAGCGAAAGATCTCCGTGCTGAGCATAGGCTGCTTCGAGAAATATACGGATGTTATCCAGTTTCTGTGTTTTGAGCCAATCAAGTTTGAACACCCGACGGTAATCTTTGCCATACGCACCAAGCTCAATCTTAAGCTGATTGAGATAGTGCCTTACTCCGCCGGCTTTCATACGTTCAATGTAAACTTTACCAGACTCGTCTTTTCTGTATTGCAGGTACAGCGAGTTTGCTATTTCTTTAATCTCCGCATCGATGCGTTTGTAGCGTGGGACTATTGCACCCGCAGGTTTAAAATAAACACTGCCTGTGGCAAGATAGCCGAGAATGCGAAGTTCTGCCCAGCTCAGCGTATTGTGTACGCAGTGATCTGTGGGAAGTTTGTTCATAACGGCCACGACATCACCGACTTCTAAGTCCTGCATAAGGACAAAGCCTTTGGGTGTCATCACTGGATGTACGTCGGTAGCTTTGAGACTGTGGCCCGACTTAGTGGTAATTGAGTAGCATTTTTTCCATTTGTCTTTCCGGACAAACGCACGCCTCTGTGTAAAATCTCCCTTAATCGAATAGCCGTATGTTATAAAAGAGGGCTTCTTCAAAAGAGCCGTAATCGTCTGATACCCCTCGTTTGTAAAAACTCGAGCAGACGCGGGTTGGCATTTACCAATAGCGCGACCGCCAGTCACTACGACGTGGCGTGACTGATCAGTCAGTATTTCTTTCTGGTAAGGCCGGAAAGAAAATTCTTCCTCCGGCCAGTTGCCCCTATTCATATCGGCATTGTTAGTAGAGCGTAGAAACTCGTTAAGCCAAACAGGATCTTCGAGAATTTCTAAGAGCGCTAACTCAGCGTCGTCAATCTTCGCTTTTAACATCGTCTTCCTCTGCCTCCTCTTCGTCCCCCAAGATAACATCGTCTTCGATGTCTGATCCTTCGCTTCCAGAGGATCTCGCCTTCTTTACAGAATAGCGGTGTTTTTTACGCCAGCCTGCGTCTTTAATATCGAAGAAGATGTCCTTCTCCTCACGCTCGGCGGTTACTGGTTTGTTACACTGATTGCAGTTAACTTTAAGTTCAAACGCACTGTGATCGTGCATAATTGAAAAGCGCGAAAGAAGTATCTTACAGTTTGGGCAATACAGCTTAATAAGCCGGCGCTCAAGAAAATCTTGAGCAGTTTGCTTCAAACTGACAATGTACTCCGCCACAGACTCAGAGGAGTTCTGATTGCGTGTCTTTCGGTCAAGCGCAAGGGCTCGTTCAAGTTGCAGATTGCGCTCGATGATGTCCTTCAAAGAAGAACTTAATCGTTGAATCATGTCAATGTTGTCTACTGGGTCATCTTGCGTCAGTTCCTGTAGTTTTGCTTGAACGCTCTCAACAATAATTTGATTGTTGATTAGCATTTCCAAATTGGCTTTATCATTTGGGGATGATAATGTAGCCAAGTCGTATTTATCCGAATAGTCCTTCAAAATCTCATCAAACCTTCGGTTCTTAGCCATTTCCCCTCCAGTAAGTGAGAGATACTAGTACCAAAGTACACAGTATCTCTCACCAATGTATCTAATAATTTGTCAGCGAATCGGACAAGCCCCGCCTTCGCAGTCTGTTCCCAGGTCGTCGTCGACTTCCACATTCTCGTGTTTCTCAAGAAGTGCGATAATCGACAAGCCTGTTACACCAGAGACTTCGGCCAATCGACGCTCGTACTCGAGTTCGTCAATTGCTTCGTACGGCATCAACGGGTAAGCCGTTGTAAACTTTGGAAGGAACGAAACACCAATGTAGTCTTCCCACTTGCGAAGCAGCAGTTCGATAATATCATCAACTTCGTCGGGACTGAATGTCACGGTGATTGACGTATTATGGTCAGTCCAGTACTTCTGCAAGATAAAGTAGCGATTAAGCTGTTCAACAGCACTTTCCGTTGCTGAAGCTTTCTTGGCAGACGTTTTAATTGGGAACTCTACAACCCAGGTCAATGCGCTTTTGAGTGTTGCTTCCTTGTCCGCATCGCTCATGGCTGCAAAGACATCAGGCATGCATGATGTGGCTTCTGGGAAGATTGGATACCCTGACTCGCGCATAGCTTGAGCCAGCGGGTCTTTTGACGAGATACGGACACGGCGAACGTAGTGAGGTGCGTACGATGCGTGAGCACCGCTGGAGACAGTAGGAAGTTGAGCGATTGTGCCCGACGGCTTAACCGTTGTAACTAAAAGGGGAGTGGGAATGCGGAGTTCAGCTGCATATCCCAGAGCTGCTTCTTGAGCAACCGTATTTATAATCGCCAAAACTTCGCGCAATGTGTAAAACTTTAAACGTGAGCGATTTGCGCCATCACGGTCGACAGTACGAATAGCATTTGAGCTTTCTTCGGTAGTCGAAACACCGAGTGCGTCGAAAGCCTCGACGTAGCCCGTTAGGCTAACTCCAGTCAATCGATCTCGCTGCTGTACTTTATTCCAGTGAGGCAGCTCAAGCTCGAGTGTGGCCATACGCACTCCGAGACGCGTGGCTTGCACTACTGCACGCTCAAGTTCAATCATATCGAGATACCCACCGTACTCGTCATTCTTAACGAAGTTACGAACGTTAATTTCGCTAAGGTTACACACACCGTTATCTGCCAAAAGAATTTCCGCACACGGGTTAGTACCGGCATACCAAGGGCGACGTTTTGCCGCAGCCACAGCATTAATAAAACCTGGCTCGCCGTTGTTCAAAATACGGCTGAACAGCTGCGTAAGCTGCTCTTTGGTTGGTTTCTCAGTGAAGTAAACCGAATTGTTACTCATTGAGCGAAACCGCTTGTCTTCTTTAGCGGGGTCGGACCAAAGGTCGACTTTAGCGTCAAGTACCGCAGTGTCGTTAATGTCAAACAAGGTGATCTCGGAAGAACGACGAACGCCGCCGACAACAACGGCCTCGCCAATCAAGTTCATCACGTCCATAGCCTGAAGCGTCGAAAGACGGTCAGTGCCCTCGTTCAAGACTTTGACAATCTTCTCGTACATATCCCGCAGTGCTTCATGACCGCTGGCGCGACCGCCAAACGTTTTCAATTGCTCGCCTGCGGGACGGACGCTATCGTAGTCGACAACGATCTTCTTATAACCCTTGAAGAAGGCTTCAAACAGGGCTTCTAAGCCCCACACCCAGCCTTCCTTGCTATCACCTACCGAAAGATACATTATGTCGCCATCAATGGCATATTTCGAGAGCTCTTCGCGATCCGCTTTGCGCTTAGCGCTATATTCTCTGTGTTCAATGGTTACGCCGGTGATCAGCGCTGGGAATTTGGTTACGTCCTGCGGCAAAACGCGAAAACCTACTCCAGTGCCAAGCATCATCAAATAAAATGCGTCGAGGAACGCTTGTACATCATCAACGATCATGAACGAGCAGTTGAAGTTCGAAAGCGGGTACTTCTTAGCAGCCTCTGTGCCACCGGTCCACAAAGTGCGACCTGCTGGAAAAACTGACAGATTGTACATGGCCTCAAAAAGTTCACGTGCTTCCATTTCCCGATCCAGGCGGTTAGTAATTGCGTCGAGACCCATGCTGTACTCAACCACGCGAGTAACAGTCTCTTTCCAAGTTTCTCGTCGTCGCTTGGTAGGTAAATACCGGCTATATGTACGCAGATAGACAAACTGACCGAGCAAGCTCGGCCATTGTGGATTGTCTTCAAATTTGTTTAAGAATGACTTACTAAGTAACATCGTTAGCTCCTATATTCTCGTAATAATGAACTGTCGGATCAGTAAACGCAAAGTCCGTCATTATACTCTTGACAGACTTAAGGTTATCCACATACGCAACATGACTGACCATGTGATTCCGCAACTTGTTCATGAAAAGCTGCGGATCCTCTCCGTTAAACGCAACCACTACTGTGTATGGGTCTAACCGATCATCCTTGTTAGACGCAACGGCAAATCTAACTATAAACGCACTATTCTCTTCCTTCCAGTCTACAATGCGAAACCTCATCGAGTATCCCCATCCCCTTGAATCACCCCGCGCTCCATACGAGAAGCAAGCTTCTCTGCGTTGTGCCAGGCTAAATTTTCAAGAGTTTGACCCATATCATCAACACAACAGGTCACATACCAGAGAACATCGCCAAGTTCGTCAAAAAGACGTTCGGCGGTTTCCTGATCAATTTGACCGTCGTGATCGCGCAAAATCTTTTTCATTTTACCCGCAACTTCACCAGCTTCTGAAGCAAGACCAAGAATCGGATAGATTAACCGATAACCTTCCGAATACTTCTTTGTAGACACAACAAACGCCTGATACTCATTCCAATTCAACGAAGCATCTTCCATCTTTTTCCTCCACCTAGATAATATTAAACACTGAGAACATGATAACATATAATTTAAATAAAAACAAAACATACTAGATTTAATATCTAATATGTAAACATATGTTATATGCGCTTCTTTTTTTTTTCTCTCTTGTGGGATTATAACAATCTCGTCAAGTGATTAGTATTAGAATTGCATTAGACAACCTCACTTACATAAACTCTCCGCTTTTATGCTATGATAGTAGCGGGTAAATATGCCCAAAATAACTTGTCAGGTGAATTTATGAGATATGTTAGATGTATGTTTTGTGATGAAAGGCGGAAGAGTGGTGATTTTCTCTGTGCTGCTTGCCGTACTTTATACGGACCGTATGCGGCAGAAGAGTGGTTTTCAGAATTAGTTCAGATGGAAAAAAGACAGCGGAAGATTACAAAACTTGAGTCGACTAATTTTGAGGTTGATTATCTTCCAAAAGAACCTGAAAGATATTGGGGATCTTCTCGTCCAAGGGGTAGACCACGAACAACTGACGTTATTGAATCTTTTATAAAAAGTGTGTATTCGCCTGATCACTCAGTAAGGTCTTTAACTAACCTATGTAATGCAACAGGTTTAATTGTTTCTCGTGAGAGTGTTCGCATGATTATCAACAAGCTAAAGTTGACAAAAAATTAAGGATACTATTAGAGGACACTTTTGGAGGGGTATATGCCAATTAACATTCCGTCTACGACGACGACAACTTTGGGGACAATCGAGATAATTGGAGACTCGTCAACAACCCATTATCAACAGTTTGTAATTACTAATTCAAGCGGTGTTGCACTGGGGACTGATTCTTTTCCGTTACCAGTCAGCATAAAAATGGATGGTTCTTTCACACAAGCTTTTAATCAAGACACAACGCTTTTTCCAAACGGTGCAGCTTACTACAATGAACCCGTAGATAATAGCGGCCCTGAACTTCAAGATGGCGAGCTTTCTGTTTTACGATCAACTGCTAAAGGTGGTTTGAAGACTGCTGGTGACGGCAGAGTAAACGAGTTAATTTCTACTATCGCCGATGGCTACGACGACATTTATGTCGTTGAGGACACCTTCGATCCTTTGACAATGGATGTCATTGATCCGTATGGTGACTTCTTTGATACGTCTCGCAATAATATTAGATACATGTATGTTCCAATGATACGTTCTGGTTGGAGAAAACTTTCGTTTTCTTTCAAATCGTCTGTAGCCGGATCAATTTCTGTTTATGCCGACTTTGGTTCTAAAACAGCGGACTTGCAGATTACGAGTGCTCCTGTTTTTCCAGGAGCTCGTTATGGATTTGTTCCAGAACCCATAACAGCTACCGGTATCATTACAAGCATCCCGATGCTGGCTAGCGCTGTAAACGCGTTTATTATCTGCTTTACGCCGTCTGGCACAGCAGCTGGAAATTTTGAGGTTCACTTAGTTAGAGGTGCTTAAATGAACGAAGAAGCTGAGTACCTATCTCCTAGGCAGGAAGATCTTGTCGAGGAGCTAGTCAAAATAGCAGATGAGTACGGCAAGTTTGGTTGGGGAGTTGATAGCGAAGGCTCTCACTACACCCCTGCTGAAAAGAACCCGTTTAAAGCGGAGGGATTAGTCTGCGCTAACTGCGCTTTCTACGCTAAAGATAGCGCAAGCTGTTCGATTGTTACTGGTCAGATTGAGCCCGAAGCCATATGTAAATTTTGGATTATCGAGAACACTGACCTAAATATTCCAGACTTTGTCGAAGATCCCATGACTGAAACTACGGAAGAGGAGGAGGACAGCAATGAAACCTACTCTGCCGCTAAATACGCTAACATTAATTTCTCTCCCCCTGCCGGTGTACGGTCCGCTGCAAAGCGAGGCTTGGCACTGCACAAAGAAGGACTTAGTGGAGATGGTTTAGAACCCGCTACTGTAGCCTGGGCAAGAAAATATGTTTCAGGCCAGTCAGTTAGTCCCGAACGGGCTCGAATGGGTAACCGTTTTTACGGAAGAAACGCACGATTTGCGAATGCTCCTAAAGATTCGCCAGCTTGGGTTTCTTGGTTACTTTGGGGAGGGGCGGCAGGAAGAGGTTGGTTTGCACGCCTAGTAAGACAAATGAATAACGCTGACAAGAAAAGTTCGGCATCTGTGAAAGGTGGTTTGCGACTGGCACAAACGTCAGATATTAACCACCCGTTCATAAAAGAAATTGAGGTTGTTCTCACAGACTTTGAGCCTAACGCTAACGGCGAAGGTATCTCAAGATCAGAGATCGACAACGTAATTCGCACTTCCCGGCTAACACCGATTAAAATATCGGTGTCTGAGAGCGGTTACGGTGGCCACACTGGAGCACATCCTGTGGGAGCCATAACCGAGGCGTTCGTAGACACGTACGAAGGACGCGATGTAATTATGGGGCGCGCTTTCATTTGGAAAGACCAATACCCCGCAGTTTATGATCTGCTAAAAACACGCGCCGACGAAAACGAGTTTATCGGAACTTCTTGGGAAGTGTACTACACCTCTGCTGAAGAGGTAAACGGCATTAACTGGCTTAAAGACGTAGTCTTTGCCGGCACCTGCATTGTAGATAATCCCGCCTATGGAAATAGAACTCCGCTACTTTCAGTAGCAGAAGAGAAGGAAAAAATGGAAGAACTGAAAAAACAAATTGAAGAACTTACGGCCGCTCTGGCCGAGAAGGAGAAGGAAGCCAATGACTTACGGACCAAAGTCCAAGCCTTCGAAGAAGCCGAACAGCATGCCAAAGCCGAAGCCAGGAAAAATGAAGTAATCGCTGAACTTTCTTCTGTCTTCGGTCAAAGCGAGATCGAGCAAAAGCTCGAATTCTATCTGTCGCTTTCTGACGATGTCTTGAAGAAGATTATTGGGGATCTGCAAAAAGCTGCTCCTACAAGCAAGTCAACTTCAAGCACCAAAGAGCCTATTTCAATTCCAGAACCCCAAAGCTCGACGACTGACGCAGTCAGCCCTAAAGCTTTGGCAGACTTCTTGAAAAAGAATCCTAAGGTCTAACTTTAGTTCTTTTTCACAAGACGAATATACCGAAGGACTACGGAATTAGTCTAAATTTTAAATGAGGTAACTAAAAATGGCAGTTATTGTAACCACGCAATTCAGCCGGCAGGGTGTCGCAGCTTCAACGATTGTTGAAGGTCGCGCCGTTGTTGTTGGCGCTTCGGGTGTGCGTGAAGATTTGCCCAATGTGACGTATGCGAGTGCTAACACTCTGCATGGCGTTTTCATTGCGTTCTTCCCACCTGACAACTTTCCTTCCCCAACGTACGAGGATTGGTATACTGTTCCAGGAACCAAGACCTACAACTTGAATGATGGCGGTCTCTACGGCGATCCCATCTTTGATAAGAAGCAATACTTGGTCAAGCGCTCCATGTGGAAAGAACCAGTAATGGTTAGCGGTGAACTCGTTGCTTTGCATCAAGGCAAAATTGGCATTACGACTGGCTGTTTCGTCGACTCAGCTAACATTAAAGTTCCTGGCGCTCGCGTTGCCGTCGGCGCGTCTGGTCTGCTTACTTATACCACCACTGATAGTCACACCATTGCGACCGTCGAGCGTTATCAGCCCGACACCGAAATGTTGTACATTATCATGCATTAATTAGGAGTAAAAAATGAACGAGACAGAAAAGTTTCAAAAAGCCTTAGCTGAGACGGCAAAAACAGCAGGCAAAGACCTGGCAGGTAAGTCTGCTTTTGCGGAATTGTTGGTTCAGATGGTAGAGCCCAATCACTTGACGCTCGACCTCTTTAATACGTTTATGCCCACTCGTCAGGCAAACATTGGCGATCCGATTATCCGACGTCTTCGTCGTGGTAAGTACTCGGTTCAGTCGATGGTTCCCGGCACCAATCACTTGGTCAGTCAGCCAACCACTGTCCAGGACTATCACTCATATGTGTTCGATCGTTTGATCGGCGGTGTGCGTGAGAGCCTCTGGAACGTTCAGCAGGGCAACATGATCACGGTTGAGATGATGCGTCAGCAGCTTGCGTTTGACCTTACCGACAACTTGGTGAACCGTGTGTTCAACTTGCTGTCGTCGGTCTGGACCACTGCAAACACCCCATCACACTACGTGGAAACCGCAGCTTTGACCTACACGGCTTTGGATACGTTGATGGAAAACGTCATGTACACCGCAGGTGGTGTCAAGGCTATTATCGGTACACGTAAAGCATTGCTGCCTATTTACAAGTTTGCCAGCTTCCGCGAATACATCTACAGCGGTACCTCGAACGCGATTGCGTACCCTGTTAACGAGAAGTTGCTTGAGTACCTCAACACGAATCGTGTTTCGTACTACATGGGCGTGCCGTTGATTGAACTTCCACAGGTGTTCAAGAACGACCTTCCAAACCCACGTGCAGCGCTCATTCCGGAAGACAAGATTATTCTCGTTGGCAACAACGCAGGGGAAGTCTTGTTGTACGGCGGTACTGAGTATCAAGAAAGTGTCGATATGACCATTCAGCCAGCAGACTACACGCTTCACGCGTGGATGAGCTACGGTTTGGTTGTCGACATGCCACAAAACATCGGTGTAATCAAGATTACTTCTTAAAGGAATTAACTATGGCAATGAACAACATTTACCCAACAGTCTCAGAAGAAGCGTATAAAAAATACGCAAAGGTGCCAATCAACATGCTTGCTGGTCTTCGTGTTGATCCCACCGATACAAAAGTCAATGTTGGGTGGTTACTGAGTACCGACGAAGAGAATTTCGATTTATCGTCAAACAGTAGAAAAGCTTTTGTGTACGAGGACGAGGTAATCGAAATCTATTCAGAAATGGAAGACAAGATGTTTCGTCGTTTAAACAAAGGTCTTTTTGCAAAAGGGCTGTTGAAGGATTACCATGAGTCGCAGCTCCCCATCGACACGAGGAATTTTCTATCTGACGCGGAAGTTGCAGAAATTGTAGACTTGCGCTCGTTGGTTGAATTTACATCGCGCTTGGAAAAGTTTGACTCTCTTTCCACTTTGGAGCGAATCAAAGAATACGCCGTCTCCGAAAATAAATCGGTAAAAAAGGTTCAAGCTATTGAAGCTCGGATCAAGGCGGTACAGGATGTCGTTGATTAGTGAAGCTCTTTATATACGGGAGCAGTCTGAGCAATTTCTTGTTGACAGCTGCGTTATCAAAGTATGGGGCGGGTTCACAACTGTTGACGGCGAGTACGCGGAGTCTTTTGCAGACTCCGCCCCTACTCCTTGTCGAGTGATCAACAGATCAGGAAAAACAGGAATTTCTGCCAACGCTAAAGATAACATCCAGCTATTAACTAGTTTATCAAGCTATCGACTGCAACTCCCGTACGCAACTACGATTACTACAAAAGATAAAATTTTGTATAATTCCATTCTGCATGACGTAGTATATGTACCACTCAAGCACTCATTGATGGGTGCTTTTGTCGTCTACATGGAAAAGCAGCAATGACTGACCTTATTCAAACGATTAAGCAGTTTATTGTTACGTTGGATACTGTTAACGGTCAACTTGGCCAGGTCATACGCGGTCTTGTTCAACAAAACGTCGAAGATTATCTCGACACCCTCGCGGACATAAGTCCGGAAGAAGAGACACGCATGTATGGCAGGACACTTCTGCAATCAGATCTAACCACTAATAAAAATTTTAGAGACCGCTTGAATAGCTATAAAGATGTTAATAAAGAAATAAAACAAATTACGGGAGATCCGGTTTTAACTTTGGACACTCTCGAAAATCCTTTGAAAGCTGCATTGATTGACGATTCTATTTTGCAGTTGTACAAACTCGCAAACGAGATTGTGCTTTTTATCAAAGACGGAAAGATTGATGGACCGCGTCTCGACATTCTTGTTGAACGGGCTGTAAACGTGTCTACTAAAGACGCTACGCTGCCCGAGATTAAAGACATGCTCGAGGAGTTAGTTGATCGAGTACAAACAATTTATTACGACAACTTCCAAAAGGAATTAGATCCAGAAGTTGACAAATATATATCGACATTAATAGATGGTGTTCTTTCTGGCAAAGGTGCAGCATGATTATAAACGCGTTATACCCAAACATTTGGCGCATCGTCTCCAGGGCCTTAGTGCAGATATCTGGACAGTATGGTGGTCGCGTATTTTTTAATGCTGCCCCACCAGAAGCTCCCTATCCATATCTTATCTACCAAAGTGACAGCAGCCTCGGATACAGTTATGGCATGTTAAACATGTCGGCGTGGAAAGGAATCATTACGATGAGGTCTATTTCCAGTACGCTCGCAGGAGCATCAGACTCCCTTGCCGAACTTTCTAACGGGTTTCCTGGTCCTTTTGTAGTATCTGGTATTGCTAACATAGCGGTGCCTTACGATGTTCAATTCTACCCGTACAAAGTTTACTCGTTTCCAGTAGAACGCCTTAACAGCACCGCTATATACACAGCGGCTATCGGAGTCGAGGCCTTTATTACGCCGAAGTAATTTGGCTGAAGTCGAAGGTAGTACAACAAGATCTAAAACTAAAAGTTGCGGTGACTGTCGAAAGATAGCCTTTTCCGCACTTCTCCCCGGTTTCTATGCCGGCTTTATTATTACAAACCCAATCTTATGAGGAGAGTTACTTAAATGGCTATTGTTAAAGGTATTGAAGGTTATTTGAAGATTCGCAACGCAGCCGACACCGGCTACGACAATGTCAAGTTTGTCTCGCAGTGGCAGGCTAGCTTGCAGACCCAGCAGGTTGATGCAGGTCCGTTCTTGAACGACAACGGTAAGATGTACACGTTCACCACCACGAAGCGTGTGAACGGTTCTTTCCAAATCACTTTGCCAACTGCTCAGCAGGACACGCACACTCGCTTGATCAACATCTCAAACTCCGGTGAGTACATCGGTGTTTCGTTGGTCTCGAAGGGTGGCTACACCATGACCATCCCATCGGCAATCATCACTGGTTACCAGTTGACCAACGCTGCAAACGATCAGGTTACTGTCTCGTTTGACTTCATGGACAACGGTGGTTTCTCAGTGGCTCCTGCAGCCAACGGCGACTACTAAACTGCCCAGTGTTAAGCAGTAAATGCACCCCCTCTGATAGATTACTATTAGAGGGGGTCACTTTTTTTTAAATTTAAGGAGAGAACAGTATGTTAGATTACGCATTTGGGGCCGGAGAATATTACGACAACGTGGATGATTTGCTTCAAGACGATTCAATGTTAGAGGTAGATTTGACGATTAAGGGATTAAAAAAACGATTACGTATCCGCGCTCTGAGCTTTGCGCAGATGGAGAAAATTAACCAACTTTCGCAGAAGAACGGAGAAATGGACAACACCGAGTTTACGGTAAATACTATTGTAGAGGGATTGATTCGTCCAAAAATGAATTCAGCACAGGCAAAGAAACTGCTTGATGCCAACGGGGAGGTAGTACGTGAACTCGCGGAAAATATTTGGACTCTTGGAAAAATATCAAAAGACGCTTTCGAGAAGTACCTCGAGACACTTGAAAAGGACGCCTCTATATCGGAGCCCGTCGAAGAATAACGCAGTCGGTATTCTAATGAAAACCGCCATATCCACAAAGGATGAACTTGCGATGTGGATAGATCATTTTTTAAATTCAACGCAGTATACGGCACTAAATGCGAAGAAGCTATCTAAGCTTAGTTACGCAGATATGGCCGCAATCATTGCAATAAAACAAAAATCTTTAGAAGCTAGCGTCCGCCGCAAACTTCAAAAACAAAAGAAACTGGAAGAAAAAGAGTTAGTTGAGGAGGCGGAGACGTTCAAATTATTTATGTAGGTGGTGCTGAATGTCAGATAGAATACAACAATTAGTAGGATTAATTCAAACGCTGCTGCTTTTAAAAAGTACTAGTGAAGAGGCTGCTAATGTTTTTGAGAAGGTTATACAAAGTAAGGCAAACGCGCATGAGGGTGGTTTAGCCGGATATTTAAAAGAAATTACAGCAGACGCTAAAACAGCTACTACAACACTAGCTATATTAGAAAAAGAGATTAAGGCAGTAAGCGCGCTTCCAGTAAGGGCAGCAGCTGACGAAACTCTTACTTCAGAAGGTACTCGTCCGGCACCCGTAGTTTCGGATGCGGCACGTAAGCGTAAGGAAGTACAAGATCGGATAGATGACGAACGAAAAGCACTTAGAACAGAGGTGCGTGGTAACAATAGGCCAACAGTTGTAAACGTACATACAGATAGGCTAAAAAATTATGAACTTTTGCTTGCCCAGCTAGACGAACAAATAGACGAGCGAGAAGACACTCTCAGGGATCTGATCAGACGAACGCAAACTAAAATGAGAACGCCGGCAAAAACCTCTCGTTCAAGTTCACCAGTTGCGGATCCTGAGTACGCAGACATGAAATGGGCGCTTACTACACCGGATACTCGTTCCGCTACAAGTTATGCTGTTACACCGAATCGAGGAGGACGGGTCAGCGTAGCTCAATCGGGCGGAGCAAGGCCTCCCGAAAACGCCTCCGTTTCGGCAATTGTTAAATATGTGAATACTCAACTGCGTCACGAAAATCCAGCCGAAACTCGTCCGGAAATTGCCCCGATTGTCGCCGAACTTCAAAAACTTGTAAAAGACCGAGAAGAGGCAACTGTTCCTGCGGACAAAAATAGAATAAATCAGCAAATTAAGCAAGCATTCAAAAAGATAAATCAATCTTCTGGCACAGTAAGCAACACACAGCGACAAACGGCACAAGAATCAATTATTGCCCCAATTATTGAAGCATTGCGGGCAGTAAAATTAGACGACCCTACACTTAATGCGGCAATGTCTCCAGTAGCTAGCAGTTCTGAAATTGAGTCCGCTCTAACCAGAGCCGTTGAAATGTTGGTAACTAGACTTGAGAATGGTGCAGCAGGAAGAGTAGGAGAAACAGCTTTAAGTACTGAAGGTTTTGAGTTTTTACGTCCGGCGGCTTTTGATCAGTTGCTGAAAAGATTGAAAACGGTAGTTGCAGAAGCAACGACTCGACCGGTAATACCAAGAAGCCGAACAGTCGATCCAGGTACTGCAGAAGAAGTAGATTCTTCTGCGTTATTTTTGGGAACTGACTTTAGCATACAAAATGCCGGAGAAGATGGTAGTCCTCAAGTAGTAGACGCTTTACGGAGTAGCCGAGTATTTCCGGGACAGGTAACCAGAATCGGTGCTAACATTTCAAAGTATATTCAATCACTCAAAGCTTCACTAAATCCTACGCGTCGTTACAGTTCGGAAGCGCAAGGCGTAGACGTTCGTGCCGGTTCCCAAGTAGTAGCCGGAAGCTCAAGCGCCGTTTTCGGTGGGGGCATGGACGCCGAAGTACAAAAGGCGGTTGACGCGCTCTTTTCAACCGTTATGCAGGACATAGAAGAAGGAAACATAAGGCCCGCTTCGATCGCAGGGCAGACTGTAGACTTGCCTGAATCTCTTGCAAAAATGGTTGTGGAGGCGATTCAATCTAGTTCAATTTTGTCAGAACACACAACAGCTTTCGGTAGAATGGCTGGAACTCGGGGACCTAGAGGGGCGATAGTTACTGGAGATCCAGTACGAAAGTTTGTTGCTTTGTTTGCGGGCGATTTAATAAATCAATATACTTCGACAGGGGCTGTTTCAGATCAGTCCGCTAGTCGTTTTGTAGAGCAGACAGTTGCTCCGGAACAAGAACAGGAAGTTACGTTGGCAGCAACTCACGCAAAACGTTTGCGCGAAAGACTTGTTTATCAGAGAGATCAGGCAGATCTCAGTATGGTAACTGCGGCTCCAGCAATGGCTAATCGCTACAGAACTGAGTCGGCAAAGCTTGGCAAAGAGATACAGTTACTGGATGAGATTCTGGCTGAATCTGAAAATCCAGAAGAGGAAAAAAAGTTAGCGCAAAGACGTGGACAGATAGCACTTCCGGGCAGTAACACAGCTCCCGCGTTAACGCGAGATCAAGCACTAACTGTTTTATTTAAACAGTCTATTGGATCCATTCCTGCAACACCTGATGCGGTAGCGCCGATTATAAGCAAAGCTCAGGAAGTTTCTGCGGGACTTGCACAATCGGGACTTACAATTCCAGCAAGACCCTCTTATGGAACTAGTCCCGTACAATCGTTAGTAGAGTATATGACATCCGGTCAGTCTATGGCACTAGACCGTTATCAAACTACTCCAATTACGCAGCAGTTAGACTCAGCCGGTAAAGTGTCGTCAGGTCAGCAAAATCGAGAGTTTATCGAAATTATAAGCGATGCTTTTGGTTTATCTCGACAGTCTGCTTCTGCGGGTAATGTCATTACTGGTTTGTATCATGGAGCACGTGCGACAGACGCCAGCGGTAAAATGCTTGAGGGAGAAGAGCTTGATCAATCGCTTGGCGGTGGCTACAGAACAAAGAAAGGTTTGCAATCAATTGTTCAAGCATCCGCAGAGATGGGTAGTTATGGTTCCGGCGGTATTCCCTTAATTGAGTACGCTAAGTTAGCAACTTCAACCGACCTTGACGCAGAGGAGCAGAGTCTATTTCAAGAGGTGCAGGCAAAACTTCCGCATCTGCAAGCAATAGATTCTGATTCACTTAAGCAACTTGCTGAGTTAGACACGTCGATGGATCCCAAAGAGTTAATTAAACGCGTGTTGACTTTGGCAGCCCCAGCAATAAAAAATCAAATAGTTGCTTCAATTAGGCGACGAGGTGGCGCTGCCGGCATGGGAGTTGATGAAGTCACTCAAATGATTTCGGATTACGAAACAGCCGGGGTTGCTCCAGCAGGGTTTCAAGATGAATTTCGCGCTTTAGCGATGTTTGATCCTGCTAACATAAACACAACCGATGTATCTGCAGCGGTTAACCGATCGCTTTCGTTGTTCAGCAATTTATTAACTGACAACGTGCAGTCAGGCGAAGGTATGCCTCAGTTTGCAGCCCGAGTTTTAGGAAGACAGGACCGACTAGTTGGTACGGGTCCGGATGTAGCTGCAGCCGTTCCTGATCAAGGAGCGTCTTACAGCTTGATGGGCAAGGGTGCAGAAGTTGCAAATCAAGAGTCTGGTCAAGTTGTCGGTGGTACGTATGGTCGCAATGTAGAAAATCAAATAAAAATTCAAGAAGCAATGAGTGAGTTTGAGCAGTTAACTGCTGAAATAGAGGAAATGCAGAGAAGGATAGCTTTAGCACCTCACGAAGCTGATAAAGTACTTCCAGTTATCGAGCAAAAAAACAATCAACTTAAGATTCTTAAACAAAAACTTGATACTTACAAAGCATCAGAACCAGATCCTATTTCTCAAAAATTTGAAGCTCTTTCCACAATTGCCCAAATGGACAATATTGACCCCGCAACAAGAAGTGCTGCAATTTACGATTTAGGCATTATGCAGGAAATTTTTAATCAAACTGGCCGATACCAGATTGACGAATCCCAAGGATACGGAACTGGTACTCAAGAGCAACGCCTTACTAATTTGATGGCTCATAAAGCAAAGTTAGACCGTTTGCAAAAATTGAGAGAAGAACGAGCAGCGTTAGAGGCAGAATCACCTGGAGATGGTCCCGCTAAGGCAGTTGAAGCTGTAATTAAAGAATCAGACGTTGATGGAGAAATTGCAGCTGTCACAAAAGACATTAGCGACATGAAGTCCGAAGGTACGGGGTCAGAAAAAAAAGTTGATGCTTCACCTTATGCAAATATGAATATGACGGAATTGGAAGATCTTTATCAGAGATCTTATCAAAAATATGATAGAGCTATGTCTGCTGTACCTGGAATAGAAGAGGCAACCCAGAGATACCACAACTATGAAGGCGAGGATGACGAACAAGAATTAGAAATCTTAGTAAAAGCTCTTGAAGGCGCACGGGAAAATAACCCAGAGGTTGCAAAACTGTATCAAGAGCATCAAGCAGTAAGTGACGAGTATGAACGCCGTATCAAGGCTAATATCGAAAATAACCGCGCAATACAAGAAAAATTATCTCCTGCTGAAACTTCGGTTATGGCAACTTCAGTGCCAGGAACAATAGATGAAGAAATAGCAATAGACGAAAACGCCGTACCTTTAAAAATCCCTAGAATAAATCTTACAGAAAGTAAAGATATCACTGATGATGTTACGGCTGAGGATAAGTCAGTTTTTGTACACCCGGCTACTGTGGAAGCACAACTTATAGAATCTCCGGCCTTTACGGCATTTTTAGCTGGTAAAGAAAATCAGATAATAAGTGGTAATCAAGATCGACTAGCCATCCGTCAAGATGCGGAAACAGGTGCACTTACGGCAGCGGTGGCTGATGGAGCGAGTTCGTCTTGGTTTTCCGCGAGGTTAGCCAACATGCTAGCAGAAGAGGCTGTTAACTTACCTACAGACGAGCCTTTTACAACCGAATCAATTTTATCGAGAGTTAATAACAGATCGGCACAAGAACAAGTAGACAAAATTTTAGAATATTTTACTGACGAGGACTATCAAACCCGTTATCAATTGCAACGTATGGGTTTAGAAAAAAATGATAAATCGAAAGAAAAATTTAAAAAATTTTTACAACCTTTTGAAGAGGCCGGTACAAGCCCAACTGTCAGAGAACTTATAGCATTTTTACACGGTGAAAAAGCTGCAAACGACCCTGCCAACATTGGCCAGGTTGCCGGTGCTACGTTTGCCGGTTATCGCAGAACAAGAAGTTCAGAAGGCTACAAGCATGAATTTCTTACTGCTGGAGATGCTTTAATAGAATCGGCTGATTTAGGTATTGCTAAAGAGACGCTGGGCGAAAATAAAACGAATCCGGACGGAACTCCCTACACAGGACCGCAAACTGCAGGGATTATATCAACTGAAAGTGGAATAGCTCACCCAGGAAAAGTTTTGACAATTGAGTCAAAAACTCCGGCACGTGTTTTCTTAGCGTCCGACGCATATTCACATAGCGGAGAATTCAGCCGACTTGATCCGGAAGTTGATGCTGGAGGTTTTGTTAACTTAGGTGAAAGACTGCTTCTTGACGAGGGGGAGTTAGGTACTCGGCAAGACGACCGAAGTTTTATAGGCATTACAGGAAGCGAGCAGACGGGTCCTGTAGTAAAGACCGGCGGACTTGCTGAAGAGGGATTTACAGGATTAGAATTTACCGATCAGTTAGAAGCGTACTTAGCACAAGAAAAACGTAAATTAAGTCAGATAAATCAATTGCTGACCGACAGGCCGGATATAGATAAAGAGTTAGAAAGAGAACGTCAAGCATTACTTAAATCTGCTGAAGCCGAAGTTGAACAACAAGGACAACTTGCAGAAGAAATAACAAACACACATCGAGCGATTGCTGATGAATATGACGCGGTTGTTGACAGATTAATGAAAAACAGATACGCCGGTCCCGAAGAAAAAGCTCAAGATAGCGAAAAACATCGAAAACTGGCGCAAACGCCGGAAATGCAAGAAGTTTTAAAAGCAAGAAGAGAGGCGTTTAAAGCTGAGCAAAAGTACAAGCAGATAGTAGCCGAAAACCCGCCGACAAGTGCAGAAAAAGCTAAAGTAGTTACAGAAAACAATATTCAGGCATTAACAGAAGAGCTTACAAAAAGAGGAGTAATCTTACCGACTGAGACAACACCAACAGCGGAAACTGTGATACCGGTAACTGACGTTACATCGGTTGCTGAAGAACCAAAAAGAATTGCAGATGAGCCTGTTAAAGTCAGTGCCGAAATTAAAGCATCGCCCGAAGAGATTCAAAAAAGAAAAGCAGACCTAGATTTACAAATAGCCGAAGCCGCAAGAGAAGCAGCACAATCACAACAGGTTATAGAGTTAATGCAAAGACAGGCCCAGGGTTTAGACACGGAAGATAGCGACATTCGTTTTGTTGTTGACAATACAGGCATTCCGGTAAGTTACGAAGATAAGCAGGTAATTGACCGAACTTCTTTGCGTCCGCTAGTGCGGACAAAAATGACTGTTGATGACACTGGTGAATCAGGATTTGTTTCTAATTTGAATGTTAGAGATATCGTAGATCAAGCAGAAGCAGTCAAGCCAACCGCCGAGTTAATGGACGAAATCGGTAAAATGTCCGATGCCGATCTCGCTGCTGTCAAAATGCCTTCAAAGGTTCTTACAGACGAAGAGAAAGAAAAATATCAATACTTAAGACAAGCGTCGAAACAGGCAAAAGAAGAAGCACGTAAAATCTATGAAGCTGACACTCCCCTTGGTGAAGCAATTCGAAAATATTACAGAATTACCAACGTAGAAGAGCGGGACAGAATGACGCTGGGAGACATAGGAAGCCCGGCAATTCCCGGATTAAAGGAAGCCGTAGCTGAGTACGAATTACAGCGGGGTATATCACTTGGATCAGACGAGCAAACGGGTAAGCTTGGAAAGGCGAGTGAAGCCACGCCACTACAACTCGCCGCTCGTTTATTCAGATCGTCTCGTGCAGCAGTCAGAGCGTATGAAACAGAATTTGGAGTAGAGCCTGCGTTTAGTGCGCGCGAGGTAATGGACGAGCTCTTAGCATCTTCCGCAAGAGCCGAAGTAGATAGCGCTCCAGCTGGATCTGCAGAAACAGCGGTAGCATTGGACAAAACTATTTCAAGCTTTGAAGGGGGAATACCTGAAATTAAAGGCTCTACTGATAGAGCACCGAGAAGACCTAGAAGAGCCCCGGCTGATGTAGTTGCAGACGTTGAACAACCTTACACTGAGAATCAGTTAAAGTATGCTCGAGCACAGGTAAGGGCTTTAGCTGGCAGAACCGACCTCACAGCCGAACAAAAAAGACAATTAAGCGAAGCAAGAAAAAAATTACACAATTATGCAATGAAGCGGTTGACGACTAATTTCGGGGACAACAAAGGCGTGATGCAAATTGCAAACGTAGTTGCCGGTTTAACTCCTCCTGATTGGGCAAAAGATGACGTGCAGAGTGCCCGTGTTTCGGCAATATCACAAGCAATGGCTGACTTAAAACCAGGACAGTTGGCGAAGTTGAAAGACGTCGATCTTAGAGACCCAGTGCAGATGGATATACTTTCAAAAGATCCGGCGCTGCAGCCAATAATGGCGTTGCTGGCTGATCAGGATATCGATGCCGCGCTTAAGTATAGATCAGGCACGACGGAATACGATGAGGCAAAAGGACTGCTATCTGCAATTGAAGGGGCAAAGAAACGCTTACCTGTTCCTGAGCCAACGGCTGGCGTACCGACTGACGCAAGGCGATTGTTTTTTGACTTAGAAACAAACTTTGCAAAAAAACCTGAAGACCGGTTAATCTTTCAAGCAGCTACAGGCGTTAACGACGGAAAAGTCAGCGACATGTACGCAGTTCCCTTAGACTCGAGCGCTGAGGAGATAAACAGAATAGCGGTGGACCCCACAATTCCCGATGACGAGAAGAGAAAATTAATTAGAGAACTCGCTCTTAAACGAGCTGGAAAACCTCCTTTAGTTGAAGGCAGAGCCAGCGGTAACGACGTTAGTTCGGGAGTTATCGATAATCTAGTTAATGCTGCAATGTCGGGACGTCAAATACTTACTCAAGGCCAAATACGCGGAGATTTACAGAGTCAAATTCTAGCTGCCACTACAGTAGCAGGGCATAACATTGAAACCTTTGACTTGCCCACAGTATACGGCGGCGAAATGGCTGTTCCGGATGCAGTAAAAGCAAAAACAGAAGACACATTGCTGATGAGTCGTAACATGTATCCAGGATCTCACACACTGAGTGATACATATGAGGTGGTTACCGGAGATCCGCTAGTCAACGCTCACGATGCACGCGCAGACACGGAAGCAGTGCAAAGAATATTTCCTCAGGTTTCTGATCCAGAGGAACGTGCCAAAATAACAGAAGCATATTTAGCAAAACATGGAATTACAATGGATTCCGCTGTTGGTCAGCTTGTTGCTACACCTAAGATAGCAGACATTGCAGATACGGAAGAACGAAAGAAAGCATCTAGACAAGTGGCTGAGGCGCACGCTTTCTATCAACCTTTAGCGGACATGCAGGACTTTACACGCCGTATCGCAAAAAGCGGCGGTAAAACAATACTGAGGGACGCTGATAAAACAGTGGCTGCTGAACAAGGCTGGTACGATATGAGTCCAGCTGCGAAAGCTAGTTTATTCGAACGAATGAACAAAATGTTTGTAGGACATACTAAGCTCAAAGGGAAAAAAATAGAAGAACTTGACGACGCAGAGTTAGGCGAGTTTGTTAAGGAAATAAATGCTACCTACTTAGAACCCAATGCAGATGCGGCAGTAGGTGGGGATTTCGGCGGAATGAAAAGACTGCTGGAGGAAAAAGTAGGCGGGAAAATGGCGTTCTCTGATTTTCGAACACCAGCTGAACGCCTTGCAGCCATTAAAGGTAGAACAATTGAAGATGTAATGAGCACAGCAGGTTCTTCGGGTGTTAAAGTTGGTCCTGCCATAAGTAAAGAAACAGTGGGCGATGCAATTGAAGATATATCATTAGCAACTGAAAGACCGACAAAAGTGAAAACTCCCGGATCTGCACCATCGGTAACTGCAAGTACTTCGGACGGCGGCTCAAAAGAACCCCCAAGAGAACCACCAGTTACTTTCTCAGACGACGCGGACTCTGGCGAGCGTGGTGGTCCTGGCGGCGGTATTACTACAATAGCTTCGGCTACTATCGACACGTTGCATGCCGGTGCGGTAGAGATAAACATTCATGGTGGTAACGTTACTATAGATGCCAACTTCAGTGCAGGCGCTGCAGAGAAAATGCAAAAATCGTTAGTGTACATATCAAATAAAGATGGTATGAACGTAAACGGCGATGTCACTAGTGTAGGTACGGGCGGTGGTGGCGGTGGCTATCGACGGGTGTCAGTTGCTGACAGATCTATATTAAATCAACTTGACGCAGCAAAAAACCAGATAGCTGGGCAACTTCAAACAGAAACTGACCCAGCAACACGAGAACGGTTGCGCGGTAACCTCAATGAGGTCAGCAGGCAAGCAATTCGCGCCATTATTGAGCCTAAGGTAAAAGCAATTGATAGCGAAGGTATGGAACCTTACGTCAACGAACGTTTTTACTACGGGGATGAAACAACAGATTCTAAAGAATCGTTGACATATTACAATGACGCGGTGGCACAGGCACATCAAGACCTCACTACACAACTTGAAGCTCAACAGGCAATTCCAGAAGGAACTGACGGAAGAGATGAAGAAATTCAGCGAATACAAAAGCAAATATCGTTAGTTGAGGAACTTATCAATGCGCTTACAGAACTTAATCAAGCAGAGCAGCGTGTAGGTAGTGCAACTTCAACTAGAGCAATTGTTGATCCTACTGAAGTAAAAAAACCAGCATATCCTACGAATAATAGCGGTTATCGAAAGTTGTCTCCAGAAGATCGTGCTTCATTAGCCGTACTCGACGCTACAAAAAATTCAATAAGCGAGCAGCTGAGAACTGAGCAAGATCCAGAAGCCAGGGCAAGATTAAAAGAAACACTAACCGGTGCGAGCAAAAAAGCAATTGCAGATATTATTAAACCGAAAGCAACAAAGCTACTTGGCTATGGTTTTGTAAATACTGTCGACGCCTTATCAACATCTCCAGAAGACTCATTAGTTAACTATAGTCAGGCGGCGCAGAGCAAACTTAGCGAATTAAACGGTAGATTGTTTATGATCGAGAGCGAGCGAGAAGATGCTCCGGGTCGTGAAGAAGCAATCGAGAGAACTAAAAGAGAAATACAGCAAGTCCACGAGCTTATAGACGCTTTGACCGAGCTTAATCAGGCTGAGCAACGAGTTGGTGCAGCTGGTGCAACACGTAATGCTGAAAGTCCTTACGGACCAAAACCAACTGCAGATCCGCGTGCAGGAGCTAACAAATATAGAAAAGTTTCGTTTGCGGACCAGGCTTCTTTTAATGTTCTGGAATCTACAAAAAATGAGGTATCCGCAAGACTGAGAGATGAGACCGATTCAGCAGCACGTGACGCGCTGCGTCAGAGTCTTGTAAATGCAAGCGAGCGGGCTATTAACGAAGTTATTAAACCTAAAGCGGCGAAGGTATTAAATCCGACGCAGCTTGCGGCGCTTTCGGCTTTGCCAATGGGTCCTGAAGAAGCACTAGTCTCTTACAATGAAATGGCCCAGTATAATCTCAATAATCTCTCAACCGAATTGGCTACACAAGAGGCACTGCCTGAAGGTACAAGCGGAAGAGATACAGAGATTGAAAGATTAAAAGCAGAAATAGCCGCGGTTGAGGAGCTCATTAATGCACTGACCGAATTAAACGCTATAGAACAACGCGTTGGATCGGCAAGTGGTACACGCAATGTAAACAGTCCGTACGGTACTACATCCGGAACTGGTACGGGAACATCAGCAAGTAAATACTACTCAAGAAAAGCGAAAGAAGACGAGCAGGTATTTCTACAGTTAGCGCGAAACTCATTCGATCAATCAGCGGGGTCTATGGGTATTGCGGGCGGAACAACGGCCGATTCTCGTAAATTTTTAACAGACCTTACGCGCAGTACTGCAACGACAATGATTAACAGTTCGGGAATACAAGCTCCGGGAATGGCCGCCGATATTGCAGCGATTGCAGCAACAAGTCCCGAAGTACAGTCAGCTTATGATGATGCAGCTAAAAGTTTAACAGATTTTAGTGGAAAAGTTGGCGGTACAATTACAGACGTCGCTGACGACTTATTTACTGTAGTTTCTGGATTAGAGAAGCTGAAAGCGGCGCTTACTCCTATAGCAGCTACCTCTCCTCAAGCAGCAGCAGCTTTGGCGGTTGTTCAAACTGCTATTGACGAAACAAGTGCGGCTGGAAAAGAACAGCGGGGAACTGCAGGTGTAATTGAAACGGACAATCGAAAGAAAGTTTCGCTTGTCGAAGAACAAATGCAAGCAGCAGCAAGTAGACCTGGATTTTTTGCCGGCGGCAGACGTGAAAGAGAAATGAGGCAGATACAAGAGGGATACATAAGAGACACCTTCGGTAAGGAAGGACTAGACGCCCTTATGCACCGAGGTAGAATAAGAGCATACACAGCAACAGGAAAACGTGTCGACATGGCGCAAGCAACTGTACAAGAGCAGCGAGACACAGTTGAACGATTACAAAAACAAGGTATTAATATTACTGCTGAAGATATGACAGGTATAGCACGAATGTCCGGCAGAGTCGAACAGACAAAAAGATCTGCACCGATGGGCGATAAGTTATTCTATGCTGCGTCAAAAATTAGAGACACGCAGAGTGTAGTTCAAGCGGCAGTTGATACTGTTACTAGTCTAGCAAACATACCGCAAATGGCCGGAGGAATGATTCAGCAGTTTGCGAGTAGTGCTACAGGATCTAACAGGGTAATGACAACCGCAAGAGGGTTAGCACTTGATCCAGAGAATTATACAGCCGCATTAAATGCGGCTGATATGCAGAGAAAGCAATTCGGCGGCTCATTAACTTCAAATCTAGGTCAAGTTACTAGCTTTATTCCCTTGTCAAACGCGTACGGTGTAGATATTGGAAAGTCTGTAAAAGTAGCTAGAAAATTAGCCGCGTTTGACCCAGCTCAGGGTATGGAAGGTGCTGGCATAGCAATCAAAGAATTTCTATCTGGTAACGTTTCGTCTCTCTCACGTCGATTTGAAATTAATCGATCCGCGCTTTCTAAAATTAATACCGGCGATGCAACACAAATGCTTGATAGTCTTGATCAGCTTCTTTCAAGTATGGGCGTTACTGATAGACTTATTGATGAGCAAGCAAACTCTATGGCGACTAAATACGACAAGATGATCGGTAATCTGGAAAGTGTGCAAATTAGCTCAACTACGGCGATAGTCGACTTTATCACTCCGGCGCTTGAATCTTTAATTGGAGAGCAGTCGTACTTTGGTAAGAATGTAAAAGAGCGTTCACTTAATACCGTGCTTAAAGAGACCATTACATCTTACGGCGATGACATATTAAGCGATCCGGAAGCTGGATTAGACAGCGTTAATATTGGCGGCAGTTTAAGCACGTTTACTTCGCAAATGGACACAATTTTAGAAGCGGCAAATAAACGAATGGCCGGAGAGGCGGGAAGGTATAATAGTGCTACTGGCGCTTCTGTATCAGTTCCTGGTTATCGTCTACTCGGTAACATGAAGCCTCAAGAACGAGCAAATATTCAATTTGATGCGCTGCTTGGGCAGGCACAAGGATTAAATGCAACTCAAGCAATTATGCAAGCCATGCGAAATAATCCCGGAGATTACAACTCAAGTCCTGAATTTTTAAATCAACGCGAATCTTTAAAAACTAGACAAGTGAAAGTTGATCCGGTTGCTTACGCAGAAGCTTACAAAAAAGCCGAAGCTGGTTTGCTTGTAGCGGATCAAGGCGCAACAGATCTCAGCGGTCTGGGCTTGGGGTATATAAACTTTAATGCCGAGCCCGTAAAAGAAAAACCTCTTATGACTAAGGGAAGAGTAAGAAGACAAGTTGACGCTGATACGTTCGATATAGAAATACCGGGACGCAAAGACTTGGTCAGGGTTAGAACGGGTGTTATAGACGCACAGGAAAAAGGAACGCAAGATGAGCTTGCAGCCCGTGTTGGCGGTGCCGATATAATAGGAATGGACCGAGCCATGATTGGTGGGGAGTATAAACCCGGACAGGGACCGGAAATTACATTAGTAGGAACTTTAAAAAACATTGACGAGAACAATAGAGTAGTTGCTCAACTGTTAAATAGCGAGGGTAAGAATTACTCGCTTGAAATGATAGCAACCGGAAATGCATCTTCAGCTTTTATGCAAGGACTTGATAAACAGACTATAGATAGTCTTGCATACATAGAGAAGGTAGTTGCCGATAATGGAGTAGGTCCGCAAAACAGAATAGCTAGAGATTTAAACCTTGGAGGAGCTCCCGAAATTTCAGAAGAAGTGCGTAGTTCCTATTTCTGGAATAAATATGGATTAGGTATAGGTGGATCCGCAATAGCAGGGGGAGCAGCCGGTTTAGGCGGAGCAGCGCTTGCTACCAACGCCACACTTGGTACAGCTGGATTGGCAGGCCTTGGTGGATTAGTAGCTGCTGAAATAGCCGCTGCAATAGCCCTCCCTGCCGTGGCGGCCGTGGGTTTATATGCAGGCGGGGCTTATGTGTCAGATCGGCTAGATAGTTCTCCCGAAAAAATGAGAGAATTGTATAAAATGCAAAGTGATCTAGATCGACAAGATGCAAAAATGAACATATTTAATACATTTGCAGATCAGGCAAACTTAAATGCTGAGCAAGTTGGTAAATATGTGGGTGGTGCTAAGTATCGATCTGACATGCCAAGTAAGGAAATTGTACTTACTCCGGGATTTGGACCGGGAGCTCCAATTATTCCAGGTACTGCACCAACAAAAACAGCTTTTGAAATTATGCAAGATAGCAAGGCTTCGCTAGGACAGGTTTATTTAGCAAACTACGAAGAAGCTTCCAAAAGTGGACAAGAGCGGTTTGCAACAGCCGGCGACGCAACTAAGAGAATATTAGAACGTCAGGTGTACGATCCGGTATCAGAAACCATGATGTCTTATGTTGATTACGAGGCTCAAACAATAGCGCTTAAGAAAACAGCCGATGTTGATCCGACGGCATACAGAAAATTTGATGCGATGCGCGGAGAGATTTTAAAACCTATAGGGCAAACTGGAGCACTTATTGAAAATGAGAAATTAGTTGAGCGGGGCATTAAATATGGAACCAGGTTAGACAAACGAGCATTAGCTGAAGCCGAGGCTTCTCCATTTCGAGCAGACGTTGCAGATTTAACTAAAAAAAGAGACGACGCGTTTAATGCAGGAGCCGTAGCTGAAGGTCAAAGATATAAAACTCAAATTGATAAAGCTAATGCTGAAATAGAAAAAATTACGTATACAGATGCTGAATGGGATAAAATACCAGAAGCTGCGCGTTACTTAATAATGTCGGCTGAAGAAGTCGCAAATATGACTGCAGAAGAAATAAGATTTGCAGCTGATCAAACCTACCAACAAGGGCTTAATCCAGTTGACTATAAGCAAGAAGCAAAAAACTTTTTTGACGGTACAATGGACCGTAATTTTCAAAGACGGCAACAGCGTGTAGACACAACTTTAACTGCTTTTGCAAGACAGTCAATTATGGGATTAGGCGATGCGTCGGCGTTGCCTAATGACATAGCTAGACAAGTTGTTAACTCTGGTGGAGCGGGGGTAATTGACAACACCCCAGAAGCGAGAGCTGTGCGTATGGTAGGGCGTTCAGGCTTAATGCCAAAAAATAGAGATTCTGCGCTAGACACTGTAGCAATGCTTACCGAAGCACAAAGAGCAGCAGTAAGAGAGCAATTAGATATTGCAAGAACAAATCGTCAAGTAGCTTTAGCTAATGCACCAGAAGCTCAATTATATAAATCAGGATTTACAAATTTTGTTATGGCAATGAATAAAGCAGGAGCAACTGCAGAGGATCTTGGTCGATCTTTTATGAACACCATGAACATGATGTCCGAAGGCAATCCTAGATACGGCTTAGACTTAGCACAGCAAATGACTGGTTTTAGCTACGAGGCTATGATCGGTATGCAACTTCGTCCGCGCACTGGTGTAGATGCCGAGGGTAATCCTATATCAAGTCTTAACGGCGCGAACGGTATGCCTTACGGGTATAATGCAAAACCCGGCGAGATTATTAGTGGGCCAATGGTCATGCCGTACACTTCAGGCCCTCGAGGAACAATAGCGTACTCGAGAGACATGATGGCAGTAGGTGCAAACGGTGTTCGAGAAGGCGCTTTAGGTATTGCTCCTTCGCAATGGCAGCAGTTTGTATCAAACGCTACAAACGCAAATGCCGAGTTACAAAGACGTGCAATGAGTAATGCAATGCAAGAACGCGATTTGAATAAGAATCACCAGCGTAATCTTGAAGATATTACTCGAAACGGCATGCGTCAGTTAGAGAGCATTCATTTAAATTACACACGAAACATGCAACAGATGACCATGCAAGCAGACCTTGTTAAGGGAGCGACCCGAGCAAATGCAACAAGAAGCATTGCAATGGCTGCTATCGACCCTACAAGCAAAGCAGCTCTTAACAGCCAATACTGGGCGCAGGATATGTATTCTCAGCATCTAGGTCAAGGCGATTCGAAAAATTTCTTAAAAGACAGCGCAAACATAGCAACTCTTACAGCGATAGATCCTTCATTGTCTGCAGACATAAGCGCATTAGAGACTACAAACGCCGCGTATGAAAGCTCAGCCATAACAGACCCAAATAGGCAGAATCTGCAAGATGCAAAAAGAGCGACTATAGAACCAATTTTAACTAAGCTACGGGGCCTTATTGAAACTGAAGAAGATCCAATAAAAAAAGCCGCACTCCAGACGGCCCTTGTTCGTTTAAGTCCAGATGCATCAAAAACAATAGCAGCTCAAACTGAAAATGACAAATGGTTAAAGCAGACGCTCGGTGATAAAATAACTCAAAAGCAATTAGGTCAACAAATTGCTGACCAAGAGTTTCAAAATCAGTTTAGACCGTTGGATATTGCAAATGACTCAGCAAGTTTAGCTGAAGCAGGAAAATCAAAAGATCCTTTAGCTTTTCTTAATGCAAAACGTTCAAGTCTGTCAATGTACCGCGGATTTGCTCAGTCTGATATTGGTTTAGCTGAAACTACAAATAGCTTGACAGGTTTGTTAGGAACTGGTAGTCTTTTTGAAACGAATACTACCGAAGCGTTTAAGCAAATAGCTGAAGTTGCGGGTAGCGCGACTCAGGGAGTTCTTTATAGTCTTGACGATTTTGAAACCTCGTTTCAACAACAGATGGAAGATGCTCTTAGAAACTTCGAACGACAGCGTTTGGATATGATCCAGGCCTTTGCTGATGCTGCGGTTGAAATTGCGTCAATTGTTCCTGAAGAAATGGTACCAATTATGCAAGCTACAAGTGCCTTTATGAATACGCAACGACAAGCCGAGTTACTCTGGCTGTCTGGAAGAACAGACGAAGCCAACGCACTTGCCTACCAAGGCATGCTAAAGCTTGGCGAAGTTGTGTACGGTGAAGGTAAGGGTAAAGAATATGCAGACAAATATAGTCAGAACTTTCAAGACATGGCAGACGTTGCAGCACGAGACGTTCCTCAAGGTGACTTAGGAAAGTTTGCTGTAAAGACAGAAGACGGTTGGGCATTGCTGGTAAAAGAGACTAAGTCCGCACGAGTATACGACAGGCCTCCTCCTAATAAGGATAAAGAGACTCTGAATCAAGGGAATGGTCCGTTTGTTGCACCGGGTGGCAAAGGCTAATTTATGGTATAATGCAGAGCAGGGTTTAAACCCTGCTCTGCAAGGAAGGTTAAAATATGACATATACGATACAGCCCATTTACCTCAGTGGTAGTTTACACGGGTATGGATTTTATCAAGATTTAAAAGCAACTTCGATTAGCACCACAATGAACAATGTAGCTGAGGTGTTGCAAGCAGTTGACGGCACCAATTCGTATCTTCACAGGTCATACAAGCATGTGTGGAACGTAACCTTTAACATGATTGTTTATTCTGGTTCTGCTGGTTATCCGTTGGCCACAGTTGCAAATTTACGTGGTATCTATCAGGGATTTTCCAGCGTGTCAACGAGCGTTATTTTTTGTTTTGAATCCAAACAGTACCCTGTTTTTTTCGAGCCAGGTAGCTGGCAAGCGGAGTTGGCTTCGACAACTGTCACAATGACGAACAAGCCGTACTATAACGTCTCGTTTAGGCTGGTGGAGATATGAGTTACGTTCTTGCGTACAAAGTATACATTGCTCCAATTTCGGTTCCTTTCTATTTAATAAAAACTTCGGCAAATTTAGTATCTGGCTCAGCTGTTCAATCTGTTGATTCGGCACAAACTACTAGTTTAGATTTTACTGCAGGCATTACACTCGGTGTGACAAGCCCACCACAGTCGACCATAGTACTTATTAAAAACAACTTAACGACAGTTACCTCTAGAATGTTTAACTGGCGGATGGCGAATGTTGCGGTACAGTTCTCTATAGACGGACTTAACTTCTACGATGCGTTTTCTGGTTTTATCGACGGGCGTACTGAGGATTTAAATACTGTCAGCTTTCGTTGTCTCGGTTACCTTGGTTACTTAGACTACTATAAATACGCAACTCCCTTGTGGAGAGAAAAGCCAGCCGCCTCATATATTCCAGATCCCCCATCTGAGTGGAATACTACTATCAGTGGTCTATGGCGTCGTATGTACAACGACCAAAACCCTGCAACGCTTAGCGGATCATTTACCGGTACGGTAAACACAGTGTTCTGGTTCCTCGGTGGCAGACCGTACAAGTATCGTGATGAGGCTGTACGAGCAGGGGACACCGTTCGATTTTGGTACGACTGCGATCATGCCCCAATTACACCAAACTTTACATGGCTTAATCAGGAAAACATATCCGATGACTTTGCCATGCTTGCCTCTAGTGCAGGGGGGCAAATAATTCAGGGCAGTAATGGGGTACTTAAATTTATCAATCCGCACTCTTTTGTCCCTGCGACTAAGAGTGTAACTATTACAGATTCAATGTTTCGATCTATTAGTGTTGACGAAGTCTCGTCGACTACGTTTGGAAAAGCAATTGTGACGTTTTCCCCTAGAATGCTGGGAGCAAACAAGGCAGTGCTTGATTCAAACATAGGTGTGTATCTTCCGTACAACGAAGAGTACACGCACGAGGTTGAGTTTACGCAGCCTGTAGATCGGCTTACAAACAACACTTATTTCGGTTCTGGTATTACGTTTGGCCAGACCGGTGGCTACTTTAAAACTGCAGCTCAGTTTATGAAAGTAGTTGTCAAGAGTGTAGACGAAGCACGCAGCTTGTACTTATCTAAACTAACGCTGTATGGCATACCAATTGTTGCTGGTGAGCCTCAGACAATTAAACGTGACATACCGCTGGACTTCACCGGCCTCGTGACCGCGGGTATTGTTCCCAGCGGGTTTAGAGAAGTTAACGTTAGAGAAAACCCGTACATACAAACAAAAGAACACGCAACTCGAATGCTCGATGTTGTTAAGTATCTGCATAAACGACCGCGTCCTGTAGTGCGTGTAGTTGACATTGTCTTTAACCCGTCGCTTGAAATCGGTGACGTGATCAACATCAACAGCGTTTATTACGGACTCTCGGGCAAGTTTAAAGTTACCGACATTGCAATAAAAAACTCAGGTGCGTTTATGGATATCAGCTGCGTAGACGTCTCAGATATTAAAACACGCGAAGAGCTGTTTGTTATTGGAGAAACGTACGCAAGCGACACGGTTAAGTATTTATCTTGGTAGGAGGTTTATATGATTTTTGCTTTAGGGCGAGTTCCTAAATTCTTTGAAGGACAGGAACTCTCAGCGCAGGATTTAAATAACTTAGCTCAGAACGTAGAGATTATGGAGCAGGTTGTTAAAGGACCTGATCGGTTGTTTCTAAGCGACTGGAAATTAGCTCCCCCGGTATTTAAGCTTATAGAGCAAAAAACGAATACCGGTGATCCGGCAACACTTGAGGGTTTGACCTTTGCCATGAGTCTATCTGAAATAGACGTGTGGGAAGGTTCCTTCTTATATCGGGAAGGAATGCACACTTTGAGATTTGGATTTAACACGTACGCAGTGAAAGAAAGAGGTGACTCTTTTGGAAGATCTCCGTTAGATTTAGTAGACGCATACTCTGTAAATTACGGAAAGGAAGGCGATAATAGTAAATGGGTTAACCCTTCGACTAGTTTGTTTTTGTTGCTCAAGTACACAGACATGCCCGTAAATCAAGTTATAAGTAAGCACAAAAAGTACGCAATTAGCTGGGTTTATGACAGTTCCAAGAAAACTCAATATAAGCAACCGTCAGACAGCGACATAAATTCGTTTACAATGATTGACGACAGTACTGCTCTCGATGGTAGTAATTGGACCGCTAATGGTACTTCTGCGGCAGGTTATCACACATACACTCTAGACATCACCAAGTACAATTTTGTGCCTGGTGAAATTGTCTCGTTAAAATTCAAAATAAAAACACGCGATGGTAAACCGGTTTTAAGTTTGGGCAGAAGATTTTATTTCAGTATGGTCTACGCTAACATCGATCACGATGTCAGTAGCTATTCGTGGAAGAGCATTAGCAGCGACAGTATAACGACGCTGAGTCATATAAAAGATGTCGCGGAAAATCAACGCATGCTCGTTGATTACTTTCAAAAATACGACATTCCGTTACGTGCTGCAGTTTGGGATCAGGTGATGGCAGGTACTTCTCAATTTCCGTACTACGGTCGTTTTATAGCCACAGCGCTTCAAAAATTAGCAAGCTGGGGGTTAGTCCACGGTGACGATTACTTAGTAATGGATTTCAATACTTCGGAAGCTCGTTATTACTTACCGATGCGTTTTGATTTAAAGAACACTGTCAGCATATCTTACAACGTGGCGGTCAACACCCGAAGTGCTTTTTCTTTGCAGGGGCTGTTGAGTAAATTCGCTATCGCCGCATACCGTAACAAAAAAACTTTTTATTATGCGTCTACTAAAAACGCACCTTCTTTTTTAATAGCTTACAACCACAAAGATAGCGAGAATACAAAAGATCGATATCCGTGGGTTGTTGGTCTTGGTCAAATGAACTATGGCGACTATGTTAACAACGTTTCGTCAGCAGGCGGTCGTTTTCAATATGCTAATTTTCTTGCCCGAGTAGGATTAACAAATTTTATGGGTAAGATTTCAGTCGATACTGCTAATGATGTTCAGTCTTCTATCTTGCCGATAGGTTTACTACCTACACCCGCTGGTTATCCAGACCCCAGAGAGTTTTTGTACATGCAGGGACCCCAACCAACAGGTCAAGCTTCCTGGCAGGGATTTTATTTTATCCTGCCTAGTTTTATAACGGGTAAAGTACCGTATTACAATTCAACTGGTGGCAACGCCGTCGGCCTGGAAGATAAAATGTTTCTCGGTCCGCGTGCTGTAAGTGGCGAATTTCGTGACGCTTCTATTTATGTAGACAATTTTAATTTTTCACTTAAGCAACACACAGGCACAGGAAACAGTGATTACTACTACCCCGCAATATACGAAGAGTATGGTTTAAACAACCATGCGACTTATCGCTATGAAAAAAATGATGCGTACACAGACTTTACTGTTAACTTAAAAGAAAGCTCTCCCTCGTATACCAACGCTATCGGTTATTACGGTGCCGGTAGTGGTATGATCCTGGAGTCTTTTGATACACGTGCATTCAACAAAGCTAGCTATATCGCTACTTTCCGACTTGCTGAGGTAACCAGAAAAACAACTGTTGAGCCGGGTCTTCCTGAAGGTAGATTTCAGTCATTTAACTCAGTTGCTTTTTCAGGTGTGCTTGGTTATGTAAAACGTGTGAACGACCGCCAAAACGAAATTCACACTTATATTAACAGCGACCCTGTATACAAGTACATCCCGGTGTTCTGGACGAAGCCCAAAAGTTCTTTAAAGCATTTTGAAGATCTAGTTCAAGGACTGGACCAGAGTGCTGAAAAATTCTACTACGCTGCCGAATTCAACACAATCTACTTCAGTAACATACGCCAGGCTGATTATTTAATTGTGCGTGGAAGAAACATAACTATCGGTTGGGGAGGCTTTAATAAAGTATACAGAGATAACCCGCAAAGTATCTTGTTTCCTGCTCCTCTTGAATTAGAGTTTTCTAATTCAAGTAATCTGACCGGAAGTGACATAGAGACGGTTATTATTGGCTTCGACACGCTGAGTAGCCTGACGTATGGGGAGCGGTACTACATTCAAGGAGATGTTTATTATGCAGCTGAGACTATGGGTATACCATCATGAGTAAAAATAAACCAGCACCGCGTATAGATCTTGAGTACAATAAAGATTTAAAATATCCAGACATTAATGATTACTTGAAAGACAGCATGTATGCTTCTAATCTTTCTGATTACCCAGACAACCAACGAAATGCCGTCGTTAACTTCAGAGCTATTCCAAACACTCTGGCACTCAAGGAAATAACAGTCGGTGAGAATAAAGCTTCTCTGCGCGTCTGGGTGGGCGACATGAAACTGTTTGGATACAATCCTGAACTTGAGCTTGTAGATAGCATGGATTTATTAATTGACTCTTTAAATGACGGGGACACTGAAGAAGTCGAAGGAACTAAAATTTTAAAAATTTTTAAAAAAGGTTCCAAGTTAAATTTGGACTTAGTTCAAAATTCAGAAATACAAGCGTTTAAACTGCCTTCACTTGTTAACTATTCAATTACTTTCCCGATTGCGACTGTGATTGACATATACAACTATGTCTTTGGCACAAGAGCTAAACAAGCAAAGACTTATTTCACAGGGGCTGAAACACTAGAAGACACGGACTTTCAAGAAGCATTTTTAGACAATGTTTATCGTTGGGAAATACCAGCACTGCTTAGATACTACCCAGTCGGTTCAGACAAGCCTGATGGTTTTATCGGAGTTGAGATCTCGTTATCAAGCATACTGCCGCAGTATCGAAAAAGAATCGAGTTGACATCCAGCAGTGTCGAGTATAATACAAACTTTTCCCTAAGCTCTTTTGATTTGTTTAAGTTAAGCTACATAACTAATCAAGAAGGGCGTATCCGGATAAAGGCGCAGATACGCGGGTTTCCCATAACTAAACAGACAGACAGTGCAGAGCTTGAACTTGTCGAACGAGAACGAACTTCGATACTTTCTAATTTTTACGCATTTTCATACATCGTATATCAACACTCAGGGTTTTACGTATCTTACCCTGCTTTAGATTTTACCTACGACTTATACGTCAGTGCGGATAGCATAGCCGAATTACAAAACGATGCATTCGGCGTCTTTCAAGCATCGCCGACTAAAGTCGTTAATAACCTAAACATTACCGCAGTCAAATCGGGAATGAAGGTACTGGAAAAAAACGCTGACGCTAACAACCCTTTCTTTGTTAGTGTTTGGTTTTCCTGTAAAAATAAAACACTTGCACTTCAAAAAGATAAATTAAAGTTTATTTTAAATTTTCGACAGAGTAGAGTAGGCGATGACTCGCAGTCAGATACCAGTGGTTTCTTTAACGATGTTGCATTAGATGCTACTGCAATAGCCGGGGATTTTTGGACAGACACTAAAAACCCCCGTAAAATCGACGTTGACAAGTCAGTAAGAACTTCATCAACACTGTATCGAAGTAATGCTGTAAGCGTTTCAGAGAAAAAAGTTCTCTCGGTTTTTCAAAGACTTACGCCAAATAACGATAAATACATGTCAAGCATTTTATCTAAGTGCTCTGTTAATTTGACGTTAACTAACTCTAACACGGAAACCAATACTTACTCCTACAGAATGGATATTTCTTGGCCTACAGTGGATGGTAAGAACGCTTTTGACAAAACAGCTTTGTATAATCTTATTAAAGCTCGCTTTGTGCAACTTTCAATTAGCGACGTCTTTCAACAGGTTATTTTTGACGGTCGTTATAGACGTCCTTTTTATGACGTTTACGAAGATAACTCGAAAAATCCGTTGTTTACCAGCTTGCCTGGTTGGAGAGCAAACTATTACACTTGGTTCACGAACAGTTGGACTGGTTTAAATGGAGACGAGGCTGCGGCAATAAACAAGATCGGTGTGGCTCCAAATAAGTCAGCGAACGGGTCTTTTTTTGTGCAACAAGCTAACTCTAAACGTCAAACTGTAGTCAACTTAAGAGGTACTGAAAGAGACAATATAGATCTTTTAGAATACATTCCTCAAACATACATAGCGTTGAGTACTACCGAGCCGGCTGATACACAACCAAGTAGGGCATTTTTTTGTCTGCAGGGTATGGCTATGCTAGGAAGCGCTTCCATAAAAGGCGGCGTACTACAACCATTTACATTTTACCCTCAGTTTGCTAAACCATTAACAAATGTTAGAAGCGATTTCAATGTTATTAATCCGGTTGTATTTGACCAGTCTACTGGGAAAGTTAAGATAACAATTTCCCCACAGGATGTTCTTAAGGCCATGAGGAAGATTCTAGGTGTGACGACTTTTCCGTCGGGTGTCTACCACATGTATTACATAATGAATCTAAATGAGGTACCCGATAGCGAGTCCCGCATATTTACAAATCTAATGGAAGGAAGCAAACAGAAATCAACACTTATTTTTGTTGTAGCGCATCAGGTTAAATAATGAACGAAGACTTTTTTCAAAACATCTCCAGTACCGGAAATCCGATTGAGTACGCGGACACGGTACAACGTTATCAAACGCAACTACCTTTGGGAATTTCCTGGCCAACCGTGACGGGATCTTTAAATCCTAGCGACTTGTACACTGACGATACGTCTCTGTATATGTATTATCCCTCGGGTGTTAATAAGACTGCGATCGCAATTCAGCAAAGAGATCGCTACGGCGGTATTACTTTTACTTTGGTCAGCGGGTCGACTAACTTGTACATTCAAGCCTCTGAGTATTTTGCAGATCCAAATCCTGCGTTTATCTCAGGCCCTTATACTGTTTCAGGAGAGGGCGGTACTAATTTAATCAATGCTTCTTATCTGAGCGACACTCCTGAAAATCCAGAAAACTACTGGATTAATTTACCAAACCCCGGTACTTACAAGGTGGTTTTTCCAAACCCTGTAATAAGCACTGCAATCAGCGTTACTCACTCGGGATCCTCGCCGTACGTACTCAGTCAGATGCTTCCGAGAAAGTCGGTAGGCAGCTACGACATAGACGTAAACTCTATCCGAGCGTACCACGTTACGGCTTCGTTTATCGATGCTGTGGCTATACAAGTCTCGGACAGTATCGTAGTCGGTCCTGATCTAATTGGCGCTAAGAGTATCGATGGTTCAAAGATTATCGACGGTACAATCTCCGGCGTACTCATTCGAGATGGCACGGTCACTGGTAATAAAGTACTAGCCGGTACTATCAGCGGAGTTCTGCTCCAAGCGGAAACAATTACAGCTACTCACATTGCAGTAAGCGGCATTACCGCAAACAGATTAAACGTGACTCAACTTGATGCGGTGGCTGCTAACATGGGTACTCTAGTAGTTAACAGCGGTATTTCGGTTGGAACGAACGGATACATCACAGTACCAAGTGGGTATATCTCAGCAGGTAAAGCAAAATTAGACAATACTGGTTTATCTATAGGGGACTTTAATACTGCTCTGGAGAATACAAATGCGCTACGAGTTGTAGGAAGCGGAGAGTCCGCCAACATTGTAGGTATGGCTTTGTATAACGGATCATTTTCTCCAACAATCCCGCAAGCAGTAATACAGCTTGACGGTACAAACGCACTCGAGGTTGAGAACAATCAGACTAATGGGCTTATTAATTTTAACTTTAACCAAAACCCCGCCGGGAGTTCTTCTTTGAGGATATACAACGGAGACTTGCACTTAGCTCCATTTCGACCTTCCTACCCAGGTACTTTTTTTCCGGGAGTTGTTAGGGGCTATAACAGCGCAGGAGCACAGCTGTATGCACTTGACCACGAAAGTTACAGAACTTACTATGCAGACGGCGCTGTCAAGCATATTTTAGCTGCTGATCGACTTGTTAGCTACTACAATGATGGGTCCACGCGTTTTTCTCTGGGTGATGGTGGTCTGGAAATATGGAATCCTGCTGTAAGTACCGTCTCGGCAGTCGGACAGATTGATGCTGACGGTAACTTGTTCGCTGAAAGTGCTACTGTTTTTGGTAATTTAGGTGCAGTCGGTGACCTTTCAATTGACGGGGGTGTCGGGATTGGTACTGATAACGATAAAGTAACGATCGCAGCATCTACGGGGAATACTGCTATTGCCGGTACACTCGAGGTTACTAATAAAATAACCTCTAGTTATATGGGTTACATTACAGCTAGAAGAACAGCAGACGTTGCAATTACAACCGCGGGCACAACTATTGTATGGAATAACGCACTGCGTAGTAATAAAATTACTGTACCTACAAACTCATCTACGATTACCATAACAAATGCAGGCTACTACATGTTCTCGGCTACCTTCGCAACACTCGCCAACTTGACAAGCCTTCGAATGACTTTAACAAGAGGCGGTGCTAACTACGTGAGTACTTTACACGGAGCTGGTTTAGGTACTGGAGGTGGTTATATATTTAACTTTAATATTGGGTTTTTTGCTTCGGCAAATTCAACTTATACCGTAGTCCTCACACCCTCAGCAAATACAACACTGAACGCTAATGGTGAAGGCTTTGCAGGACCATCCCCACTTATGAATATATTCCAGGCTATAGGTGTATAATGATCATTTTTAAAATTTACGACCCCGACACGATTACCCTTGGTTATTGGGATGAGTATGGTACGCCCTACTCAACCCCATTACCCGAGGGGAGCGCTGTCCAAGAGAAACCTTTTACGTTTGTGCAAGCCCTGAGAGAACTCCGTACGAGACGCAACACGTTTCTGTACGAGAGCGATTGGACTCAGCTGCCGGATACTGGATTAACCGCCGACAAGCTACTTGAGTGGCGAGAGTATCGACAGGCTCTCAGAGATCTGCCAGCTCTGGTTGCTACCGCAGGGTGGGGCAACGTTACATGGCCGCAACCACCGCTTGACAGATAGACGCGCATAACCTAAAATAATGGAGGTACAGATGATAATCACTGTATGTAATTTAGACTATTTAATAGAGCCTGTTCGCATGCGTCTGGGTGATTTTGAAGGAACTGTTTATTCAAACGCGTTAGTTAGGACCGCCCTTGTAAATGCGGTTAAGTTTCTTCAAAAACGTTGGCGCTCTAAGTATCAGGTGCTGTCTTCGGGCATGATTGCTGACATTCAGCCCAGCGGGTTTGCAGAGCAGGGATTGATTTGGGTAAGTACCACAAACGGGTACTCGTTTATTTCGGCTGGCTTTGAGGTTAACGACGTTTTTCGAAACCCGTTTCTTGAATTTGATCAGCCGTCTCCACCAGTTGTAGAGCAGAATGACGAAGATGCTATTGTATTAGCGGCGGCTTATCTTGTTCACCTGGGCAAATTGACTTCAAGTTCGGCCACGTTTGTCTCGTGGTCAACTGAAGATATAAAGTACACAAATTCAGAATCAAGCAGGTCGATGAAGGTAGTGCTTGATACGCTAATGGCAGAACTCAACGTGCTGTTTAAGACGCGTATCGCTCAGCCTAAAGCAACTCGCCAACCGCTGAATATTGTAGTAGGTACGAAAGTATACTAGGAGGATGTATGGGTAAGGTAATTCCGAAGATGTTGTATATCGGGGATTTTCCAGTTCCGACTGGATTTGGGATCGTGTCTGCAAACTTGATTAAGACGTTTAAGCAGTACTACGATGTGACCGTACTGGGTGTTAATTTCTATGGGGATTATAATCCAGCAAATGACGGGGTGAAGGTTTATCCGGCTTCGGGTAACGGTAGCGACATTTGGGGAAAAGGGCGACTTGCTGAAATGCTTATGCGTGTCAAGCCGGATGTTGTTTTCGTGTTGAACGATCCATGGATTGCCATGGAATATTCTGCAATCTTTATGAAGTTAAAAGAACAGTATCCTGCACTTCACAGCAAGTTTGTGGTTTACACGCCCGTTGACGCCGAAAACGTCAAGCTGGATTTTATCGATGGCCTGCGTGCTTATGACGCTGTGATCACGTACACTCAGTTCGGCGCTGCTCAACTTGTAAATTGTAAGAATAACGCAGGTGAGATTGTAGGTCTCAAGGACATTATGGTAATTCCTCACGGTGTTGATACCGAAGTATTCAAGCCGCTTAAGGTTTCTAAGGCGCAGCTGCGAAAGCAACTAAACCTGACAGATCAGGATTTTGTTGTTCTCTGTCTTCAACGAAACCAGCCTAGAAAACGATTAGACTTGACGTTCTACTACTTTGCTGAGTGGGTCAAGCGGTACGACTTGCCACCGAGCGTAAAGATCTACTACCACGGCGCTCTGCAGGACTACGGTATCGACATCATTCAATGGTGCGAATACTTGGGTATTATCGATCGGCTAGCAATCTCGTCTCCCGATATTCGACCAGACAACGGTTTAACTGTTGAGCAGATTAATATGATCTACAACAACGCCGATGTGTTCTTTACCACTACTGCAGCCGAGGGCTGGTGTTTGCCAGCATCCGAAGCAATGGCCGCAGGTATTCCGGTCATTCTGCCTAAGCACTCGGCGTTAGCTGAATGGCCGGAAGGTAACGCCCATTACATGGATGTGTACCCGTTCCCACAACTAACCGATCGCGGTTTGAATACTATTCATCATGTTACTGAAATGGAAAGTGCTATTGAATCACTCCACAAATTGTACACAGATCACGAGTATCGTGCGCGTCTCGGTAAGGCAGGGCACGACCACATGAACAAAGAGAAGTTTCAGTGGAGTGTGATTGCAAATCAATTCATGGAGATTATAAATGGAGTCATCAAGTAAATTAGAGCAAATGGCGAAGAAGTATGCAAAACGGCTGTTGACACGGCTCGAAGCATATGGTATTGTTAACAACGAAGTTCGGAAAGCAGTGCTTGATGAACTCAATTCGATGGCGAGAGAGATCGCCTCAATGCAGGAGAAAAAAGATGGCATTCGGTAAGATGATTGGTGGACAGCAGCAGGCAGGCAGCAATTCAGGCGGCGGTAAGAACCCGTTTATTGACGTTCGCGAAGGTAAGCGTGTCATTCGTTTTCTTCCAGATCCAGCACAGCCAACAGAACCGCTTTTGGGCCAGACTGTTTTGTCTGTTTGGATGACTGTGAAGAAGGGCGAGGCTGACGTTCAGCGGAGAATTTTTGTTGATTACTCAGCACGCTCAATTCTTCCAAAACAGTATAATGATGCAATTCGTCGGCGCTTCTTTATGAACGTTCTCGACAAGAGCATGGTTGTCAAGTTGGAAGATGGTTCTCTTATCTACGGTAATAATCAGAATCAGTATCTCATGTCGCAAAACGGCGAGCTCGTACCAGTAACTGGTAAGAAGCCAGAGCGAAACATGCAGATCATGGTTCTTGAGGGCAGCGTCTCGTCTGGTCAAGGACGTAATGGGTTGCTTAACGAAATCGAAGAGCTCAGCAAGTCTGTGTTTGACGAAGAGACGAGCGAACTTATTCCAATTACCAACGTGGACATTGAAGTTGTCACTCGTGGCAAAGGCTTAAACACGAACCGCGCTGTGTACGTTGGTGCTAACCGAGATCCCATTCCTAGTGAGATTCTCAAGTTGCCAATGTTCGACATCGACGCCTACGCAAAGCCATTCCCGGCTGACGCCATCAAAGATCTACTCAAGGGGCTGGACTATGGCGAAGTTCTTAAGGCACATGGCATTACAGTAATGCCGCGTTTGATTGAAAAGGATTCGGCGTCAACCGATACAGTTTCAGCAGCAGCGGTTGTCAAGAAGGCCATCGAAAGTACACCAAGCAAGGCTATTCCAGCAGCAGACACTTTGTTTGACGACTAAGTGAGCAAGGGCGGTGGGCGGTGCTAAACACACCGCCCGCTTTTTATTTGGAGGTTTTATGGGCAGAGGGTACAAGACCGAATGTCCGCAATGCGGCGGGGATAATCTGTATGTAACTCCGGACAATGGAATGGCTTATTGCTTTAATTGCGAATACCGATCGAGTCCTGAACAAGCTGACCGCACTCAAGACGAGCGTGGTCTTCCTTTTCAAGGGAGCGGCGAAGACTTAGAGGCTATACGCCGAGTCTACACAGACGCTGCTAATTATTATCACGCCTGTCTAACGCCGCAAGCTCGTGCATATGCTAATGATCGCGGTATAACGGACGAGTCAATCAAGAAGTTTAAAATTGGCTATTGTCCGGAGGTTCAGAACTATGACAGGCAGTTACACGACGTCTACGTCCGGGCTGGATTAATTACCACTTCAGGTAAGCCTACTCTGGCAGAGCGGCTAACTTTTCCCTATCTCGATCCAACGACCTCACAAATCGTAGACATCCGTGGTAGATCTATGGATGGGGCTGATCCTAAGTATAAAGGGCCGTTCGGTACGACCTCTTCAAGAGGAGCTGGAGAATGGCCGTTTAACGCCGAGGATCTAAAGGGTGACCACTTAATTACGGAAGGTGAGATTAAAACTATTGTAGCCAGTCAGCTCGGCTTTAAATCAGTAGGGCTGCCAGGTATAGCCGTATGGCGTTGGAGACTTCGCTCTATGGCACGCGGTCGACAGACAGTAGTATTCGATTCTCAACTGCAGGCTAACACACGTGAGTCTGTATACACAGCTATTGACAAGCTGTCGCAGAAACTACCGAATCTTCACATAGCCACGCTCCCGCTAGGCAAGCACAACAAAATGGATCTCGATACCTACTTGTTGACAAAGGGAGCAACCGAGTTTAAACTCATCTTAGACAAGGCGTTGCCTTACAACGAGTGGGCAAATTTATTACGGAGGCCGTATGTACTACGACAAGGACGCTGAGTGGCGATTACTCTCCTCGCTGATGGCAAATCCCGAGAGTCTGCACATTATCACGCCCGCTTTGTTTTCAGACGAGCGTAAGGATATTCTGCTGGCTATGAAGGAAGCTTACGTGCGTTACGGTGAGTGCTCGTACGAAGTGATGCGGATGGCTCTTGCAGGGGATGTTCCTGCTCAAATGCTTGTTCAGGTTTCGGTTAACCAGCAGGCCGTGATCGATGAGCTGGGGTTCATCGCTCGCCGACGCCAGCTCTTTGAAGCGTCAAAGTCGTTAGACTTCGAGTCGAAGCAGTACTACCCGAACGAGGATAAGATCGAGGATATCCTAAACTTTCCTCCAATTCTGCAAGCCCACGATACAACGCTTGTTCCGGGTGCCCAGCGGATGCTCGGCGACCTGAATAAGAAGGTAGACGGTTCGTACAAGTTTACGCACACCGGTATTAAGTTCTTGGATACTATGCTGGGTGGTGAGTGGTTACCGAAGACACTCAACATCATTATGGCCAAGCCGGGTACGGGAAAGACCGCACTGATCGGTCAGTCTATGCTTGAGATGGCTCGTCAGTACGAAACCCGCTCGTTGTTCTTTTCACTTGAAATGAGTAAGGAGCAGTTGATTAGTCGTTGGGTTGCCTACTTGCTGAAGATGGATGCCAGCAACCTTCAGTTCGGGCGAGTTACAAAGGAGCAGGCTGAGAAGGTCGAGCAGGCTGTTATGTATCTGCAGTCGCTACCAATGTCTGTAATTGACGATCCAACAATCAACCTGTCGACAATACGGAAAGAGATTCGGGATTGCGCTCGTATTGGCTGTAAGGTAGTCTTCCTCGACTACTTGCAAATTGTACGGCATTCTCCCACAGCTAACCGGAACAATGACCTTGGCGAGGTAGCTCAGACTTTGAAGGAAGCCGCCAAAGAAGCAAACATCGCAATAGTACTTCTTAGCCAGATGACTAAGGGTCGAGAGGGATTGGATGCAGTCAGAGATTCCGGTGAGGTGGCGCAAGTGGCAGACGCGGTTATCGAGATGGCGCCAATTGACGACCTCTCTGATGATTTGGGCAATCGGGCTATCAGTCTAAAGTTTCATAAAAATCGTAATGGGAAGCTCGGAGTGAGCACGGTGATATTTAATGGGAGTACGCAAAAGTTCAGCAGTCAGTAAGCCGATAACAAGTCCACAAGCCGCAGAGCAATTGAAGGCGGAGCGCCGAGAGCGTAACCGCCTCAATCGCCAGCGAGCAAAGACCATGGAGCGTAGAATAGCTAAGTATCTGGGCGGTGATCGAACTCCTCAGTCAGGAGCGGGAAATAGTAAGGGGGATGTTACCGTACTGTTTACCAATCGTCCTGGTAGGTATGTGATAGAGTGCAAGCTCACCGAGCTTTTTGATCGCCATGGCCCATCCATCACGATTAGTAAGGCCTGGTTAGCGAAGATACATCGAGAGGCTCAGCAGATGAACGCGGTCTTCGGAATGCTCGTATACCGCTACCACGGAAAGCCAGACGACTTTGTTCTTATTAGGACTCAGGATATGCGAAAGGTGCTTAAGTCTCCTGTAGAAGCCGTCAGCGACCTGAGCTTTGATAATCCAAAGACAAAGACGTTTGCGATGCCCTTAGCACGTTCGCTCGTCTGCAAAGAAGGAACCGGATTAACTTGTGTCACAATTGACTTCGTGCTATATTATCTCATGACGCTAGAACGTTTTAAGGAGTTAATTGACGAAGTATGAAACCTAAAGAGTTTCCAGAACAGGCACTATTAGCACCCTTATTAGGCAACGAAGTGATCTTGAAGTTTGACGGGCTCGAGTTTCCTACTCGGTTACTAAGCGCTGAGCTTCAGAAACTGACTGGGCTAGCCAACCCGCCAGATAAGAGAATGAATGCTGAGGGTAAAATGTACACTCCTAAGTGCCTTCGTCTCGTTTGCGAGGCGGGGGCTCTTGTGATGTGTATAGAGGATTACAAGTTTGTGGCCGTGCACAAGGGTGTTGCCTTTATGTTCGACTCGTATACCTTGGAGGTTCGTCTTGCAAGTTAACATCGTAACTACGGTCACCGGTTTAATGGATTCGCTCGCAGCAATTAACATTCAATTGACTCGCAACCCTCGTCGTCTTTTAGTAGACACCGAGACTACTGGATTAGATCCACGGCAGTCTATGCTGCTGCTTGTACAGATTGCGACCTTTGAAGAGGTGTTCGTGTACGACTTTACGCAGCTGCCGGTAGAACTGATTAAGGAGTTCAAGCCGCTTCTGACAGACCCGACAGTTATCAAGGTGTTTCAGAATGCCAGCTTTGACATCAAAGTCTTCTTTGCTCTGGGTAAGTACATTGTCGATCCGATTCACGACACGCGTGTTGTCGAGGCTCTGCTCACAGCAGGCATAGTGGGCGTACGTAACGACTTGGCGAGTATCGCTCAGCGTCGGTTGGGGGTAAGTCTGGATAAGTCTGTGCGTACTCAGTTCACTGACGGTTCTTTCTCAGGCATCAGTGCCGAGCAGATTGAGTATGCAGCTAAGGACGTCATTGTACTCAAGGACATCTTTACTCAGCAGATTGCAGAAGTTAAGCAGCATTCCCTGCAGCAACCATACCGGCTTGAATCCAAACTAACAAAGGTTGTTGCGATGATGGAGTACTTTGGCATGCCGTTTAACGCACAGCATCTCAAAGACATGGAGCCTACGTTCGATACGCTAATCAAGAATGCCGAACGCATGCTTCAGCGTATGGTAATCGAAGCCGGTGTTGCTGAGGAGATTGTGTTTACCCGCGATGGTTACTCCGCTGTGAACACATCGTCTACTCAGCAGATGCTGAAGTACTTTCACGCGGTAGAGATGGACCTGGACAATCTAAATGCTCAGACCGTGACCGAGTGGGATTTTAAGAACCGTAAGAGTGCTAAAAATCACACGGTCAGTACCTCAATGTTTGATGAGGATCTTGTAGAGTCTATTGAGTCTTACGGACGCTACGACAACTACAGGCTTAATTCCTATGCGTTTCTTGTAGGGGCTCGCAAGCTTCAGTCAACGTACGTTCGCGGATTACAGGAAATGGAAAACCCTGTAACTGGGCGTATTCACTGTACGTTTAATCAGATCGGCGCTGCAACAGGCCGGTTCAGTAGCTCTCGTCCGAACCTGCAGAACTTACCCTCCGATCAGAAGATGAAAGACCTGGGCATTCAGCAGAGCATACGACACGCCTTTGCAGTCAAGGGCGAAGGTCGCAGGATGATTATTGCCGACTACTCGACAATTGAACTTGTAATCATTGCTGATGCCAGCGGGGACCAAGGACTCATCGACAACCTGGACGACCTGCACACGTATGTAGCTAAGCACGTACTCAAGGTAGAGGATATCACAACGCAGAATAAGAAAGAGCACCCGTACAAAGTATGGAGAGAAGCGGCAAAGATGGTCAACTACTCAATTGCTTACTCTGTTGGCGGCGACAACCTGGCTAAGCAGATGACGATCAAGCTTGCTCCTGTGAATGCAAAGTACTCACCGAAGCAAGGAGAAGCAATTATTGAGCAGTGGAAGGCTATGTTCCCAGCTGCTACGCTGTGGCTTAAGAAGAGTGCGCGTTCTGCTGTTGTTAACGGCTGGGTGGCAGATAGCTATGGTCGTAAGCGTTTCTGGAACAGGGACGACTTCACGATGAAGTGGAAGAAAGAGGCAGCAGAGCGTGAGGCTTCTAACTTTCCGATTCAAGCCCTGTCTGCTACAATGGTCAAGTTGGCCCTTGTCAAGACATTTGAAAGGTTAGATATGAAAAGGGCTGTAATTGTCTCGACAGTCCATGATGAGATTATTGTGGAGAGTACTGTCGAGTACGCTGAGCAGGCTCGCCTGATTCTAAAAGAAGCCATGGAGGAATCTGCTCGCGAGGTTCTACCTAATCTCGGGAGTACGGTAATTGTGGATCCCGCTATATCTATGAAGTACGACAAGTAAGGAGAATGTATGCCGTTTACGATTGAGATGGAGATCAACGTTTTTAAAAACCTCGAACCGGATCCTGGGCAGCATTACGCGTGGGTAGCCCACATAATGCAGACGTCCGACTGTGTCGATATCTCTGACGAGAATGAGCTGTTTTACGGCATGAGTCCTTTGGCTGCTTATCAGAAAGCAGCGGTTGCCTTGGGTGTTCTGTTGAAGTCTCCTACGTTTTACAACCCGCTTATCAAGAAGGCATTGAACAATGAGTAAGAAGCTTAACCTGGACGGCATGTCTTTTGGGGACACTCCTCAGAATTACCGTTACTTCCCGTCGTCGATTCGCTCGCTCAACAGGGCACTGGGTAGTAGCAAAGGCATCAGGGGTGGAACTATCATGCAGTTGCTCGCTGAACCAGGGCATGGCAAGACCACGCTGGCTTTGGATTACCTGGCGCAGGCACAGAAGCGTGGCATTAAAGACGTGAGCTTGACCATTGGTAAAACTACGCGGACAATTAATTCTTTATTTGTCGACCTTGAACGCACGTTTGACACCGAGTATGCCAAACTGCTTAACGTGGACGTTACAAAGCTGCTGGTATATCGACCCGATTACGCAGAGCAATGCCTGCCTCAGATTGAGTACTTTCTCAGTCAGGGAATTCAGGTAGTGATCTTTGATTCAGTTCCCGCAATTGTAACAAAGGATGAGTTTGAAAAAGAGGTAGACGATCCAGCCCGCATGGCCGGAGCAGCTAACTTACTCTCGCGCTGGATTGTACGTTTGATCGGTCCTGTAGACAATGCCGACGCACTGTTTATTTTTGTTAATCAGTACCGTGCTAATCTATCGCCGATGGCCAGATCAGATAAGAAACCATTCGGTCCCCGGTCACTGCGTTACTTTAGCCGCATTATCTTAGACCTAGTTAAAGTTCGCAACGAGGAGGATAAGTCACACATTCAAGCGACAGTCTCCAAGAATAAACAAGCCGCTGAAGGACGACGCTGTGACTACCTTATGCTTAAGGGAAAGGGATTGGCGCCTGCTTACGACCTTATGTCACTTGCTCTGGAGTATGATATAATTCATAAGTCAGGGGCGTGGTATGAGTATCAAGGGCAGAAAGCCCAAGGTCTCGATAATTGTGTACTGACCTTTGATTTGGAATCCATAGCCAGTCAAGTAGACAAGTGCTTAGAGGAGGAACTCGGTGAGTGATTTAGAAACGTGGGTACAGAATTCGCCCGATTACTACGAAGTAACTCAAGCGTATAAAGGCTACGGTCGTTTGAAACAGATGATTATCCTTAAAGAACGTGACATTGAACGCGTTGAACAGCAGATCGCTGTCGAGGAAGATAAGCCACGCAGCAATGTAGCTCGGTCTCGGAAAATTCAGGAGACTTCGACGCTGCTCGATGAACTTGCAGAACTTAAAGCTCAGTTTGCTGAGCACGAAGCCTACGTTAAATCGCTAGAGTATCACAAATCTATGTTTGCGAGTGCCGCATACACCATAAAGATGCGGTTTGACGCACCGATGGGGAACGAGTAATGAATAGTCTCCCTGAATTTAGTGCTTCGCGCTTTAACCTGTACAAGACTTGTCCAAGACTGTACAAGATGCAGTACAAGGAAGGTCTCGAGGGAAACAAGCACGTCTACACAGTGATGGGTTCTGCCCTGCACTACGCCATTGAGTCTTACTACGGCGGCAAGACAAACGCAATTCCCCTTTTCTCTTCTTACTTTAACGAGGCGATTGCTTCGGCAGTCGGGAGCGAGCGGGGTCTTGTAGCTTCTAATCTTATCGGTAAGGCTTCTCAACTCGGGCAGTCGATTCTCCGTGAGATGAACTGGGATCAGTTTAATCCGACTCACCTTGAGTACGGGTTTAAGTTGCCGTTTCCCACAGAAAACCCGCTTGTTCTTATGCGTGGTTTTATTGACATGATCACTGACGACGGTTGTATTATTGACCACAAGAGTGGTAGTAAAAAACCAACTGCTAACGAATTAGCAAACAACCCGCAGTTGCTTATTTACGTATGGGCTTATGAGCGCTTGTTTGGACACAAACCAAAGGCAGTTTACTGGCATCATTTGCGAACGCTTGAACTAGTGGAGGCAAAGGTGATGGTCGACTATGACGAGAAATTAAAGAAACTGGAGGAAACGCTAGTGCACATAATGAATGATACTGAGTTTGAACGAATCCCTCAAGGGTATTTCTGTAATCGTATCTGTGCTCATGTTGAGCTGTGCTGGCCGTCAACGAATTATGAAGAGTCGCCTTTTACTACGTGAGGTTTTTCGAGACTGGTTTGCAAACCGGTTAAGCGACGAAGACCGAATTAATATCGAGATGGTGGTTGCCGCAAACAGTCACTTTCTCACAGACAACCACCCACTAACACTGAAGATACTGAGCGATTGGTCTTCGGGTTACCTACTCCACGAGATCGCTCACAGGCATAATCTGCACGTTGGTGTAACCAGGGACATACTTAAGTTCGCTTTTGAACTGCTAGGACGCAAACTTGACATAGACGATGGTAGTGTTCTACGAGAAGTACCCGCTCAGTTACATATAACGGCGCGCAATGTATTCAACGCTTACTATGATACGTTTACAGAACTTCCAGAGAGAGATCTGGAGTAACTAAGGAGTAATGATGAAGGGTATTTATTACAGTAACGGCAGCTACGGCATTCGATGGTGGGACAAAGAGCAGAAGAAGATGGTACACGGCGGTCGCTACCCCACACAGCAAGAAGCTGCCGATGCTCTAACCAAGCGCACAAGTGCCGAGGACGTTCCCCTTATTAAAGGTCCCGATGTCTTTAAGTACGACGCTAATGTTGCCGATCGTATGTGGGAGATGGCTGCTGAGGTGTACGAAAAGAATAAGAAAGACCAGGTTGCTAAAAAGAGTCAGTCAATTCACCTCGGCAACAAGCCGACAGGGATTGCTTTTCTATCCGACTTGCATCTAGGTAACTCTGGAACTGACTACGGCGCCATCTTCAAGGACACAAAGCTGGTCGCGGACACCCCAGGAATGTATGCGGCCTTTCACGGCGACGGTATCGACAATTGGATTACGCCTAAACTGCAATCACTGCAGCGCAACCAGGCGGTAAGTTTCCAGACTGAGCTGATGTTGTTTCGTCGCTGGCTTGAACTTATTCAAGAGAAGCTGCTGTTAGTTGTCAGTGGTAACCATGACAACTGGACCAGCAAGATTTCAGGCGTCGATATCATCCCAAGTCTGCTTGAGAGTACGACAATTCTGTACGATCCTAATGAAATTTACGTAGACATATCGTGCGGATCCTACTCTTGGAATGTCTTGATTCGTCACAAGTGGAAGTACAGCAGTATCTTTAACCCAACCCACGGTATCGAAGTCGGCTTTGATCGATTGTCACGACCTTTCGATATCGGTATTGGGGGTCATACACACATCGGTACTCTGTTCCGCCCTTTTTACCGACACGGAGAAGAGCGGTTGGCGCTGCTGACTGGGGCGTACAAGCGTATCGATTCCTTCTCAAAGGAAATTGGCTATGCAGAGACGGCAAACAACGGGTGTGGCGCTATTATCTTTATGCCAGATGGCAAGATGTGGTATAATTCTGACTTAGAGGTAGCATGTAACTACCTTACGTACTTACGAGGAGAGCGCTAATGGACACTTGTTCTGTATGTCATGAGTATTTAGACCAGTGCATCTGCGACGATTACACGGTGTCCAGGCGTGATTCTTTCCATGTTCCGGATCGATCTGAGCAAGAGAGAGAGCGACGCAAGCTTGAAGAATTTGAGATACTGAAGCGACATCATTATGGGCAGGTGGATCATGAACGCAAACATTCCTAAACTTATTCAAGCCGAGCTTAAGCAGGCTAAAGCTACTCCCGAGGAGCTGGCTGACTTTATGGGGGTGTCCATTGAAAGACTGGAACAGATTCTTAAAGGATTGCACAAGCCTTCTGTTTCTGAAGGTATTGCGATTGCTCAATTTTTTGACCTTGAACCTATGCTATTTTTAGGAGGTAAGTGATGTCAGTGCTAGGAACAGCGGAGATTATTGCGATTACGAAGCCGACTGGTAAACTTATAGATCTCACAGTGGCCGAATTTTTAGCGTATACCGCTCGGGTATCTAACCCGTCGAACCAAGAGAACCATGCAACAGCTACCAAACTGTTACGGTATCTGGTTAAGCACAGTCATTGGTCACCGTTTGAGATGGTTAATGTGGTCATGGAAATTAACACAACTCGCGATGTTGCTCGTCAGATCTTGCGCCACCGCAGCTTTTCTTTTCAAGAGTTTAGTCAGCGTTATGCGAATCCTTTAGACGACTTGGGTATGATTACTCGAGACTTGCGGCTACAGGACACAAAGAATCGCCAGAGCAGCTTGCACACAGACGATCAGGATTTACATGACGCTTGGGAAGCTAAGCAGCTGGCTCTCCAGGTTGAAGTAGCACGCACTTACAACTGGGCAATTCAGAACGGTGTTGCCAAAGAAGTTGCCCGCAGTATAATTCCCGAGGGCCTTGTCAACTCTCGGATGTATGTGAACGGGACACTACGCTCTTGGCTACACTACTGTGCTGTTCGTTGTAAGTTGGACACACAAGAAGAGCACCGAGTGGTTGCTCAGCAAGCTTGGGAGTTGATTCAGGGCGAGTTTCAGGCTCTTCGCGAAATTTCACTGTTGGAGGATAAGGATGTTTGATGATAAGGATGTTTGATCCCGAGCTACTTAAGAAAGCCGCAGAGGCTCGAATTAGATTGGAGGAGGCGCAGGGTAAGATTCGTAACGAAGTTACTGACTCTGACTGGGTACCGCTTCTGAAGACAACCGGCTATATGCCAAAGAATGAGCACTTGATTCCAGAGCAGACGAGAGAATTCCAGTCTATTTTGGATAGCTTGCTCGAGATGCACAAGAGAAAGACCGCCGACTACTCATCATGGAACATCAAGGGGGCAGGTGAGCAGGGAGTAGCCGTTCGCTTGTGGGATAAGACAGCCCGTCTTATGAATCTGATGGGGTGGGATATCGGTACTGGTAAGTGGTCGCAACCCAAAGAACCAAAGAACGAGTCAGTCGATGACACTCTTATGGATCTGGCCAGCTACGCAATTATTATGATAATACTACGACGAGGAAAGTGGGGTAAGTAAAATGAGTGAACTAAACGAATTGAGTTACAATTCAGCCGAAGATCCGCTGAGTCCTGTGGGTAAAGACTGTACTATCTGTAGCACCGAGTACGAAGATGAGGATTGGGGAATGATGGGGTGGATCGGTATCTTGCCGCTCTCTCTGTGCCCTAACTGCTCGTCAGGCATATTTCACATGGTTCTGTCTACAACTTCTCCCGAGGACTTGGAAGAGGCTGCCGCAATTCAACGCATGGAAGCGGAATAATAAGGTCAACCAGTACCAGTGGTTAACCCCCACTGGTACACACATGCCGGCGTAGCTCAGCGGATAGAGCATCTGCCTTCTAAGCAGGTTGTCGGGGGTTCGATTCCCTCCGTCGGTACCAAGCTACAGCAGTAGCAATAAACAACAGGAGTTATGGAATGAAACCAAGATTTACAATAGTTGCAACTGACTACGACCAGTGGGTTTCTAGAGAGGGAGCGTACAGAGGTTTGAAAAGTCTCGCTGATCAAACATTTAAAAATTTTGAAGTTATCCTTCTGCACGACGGTCCACGAACACTAGATGTTTCTTCTGACTTACACCTAGATGAATTAAATTTGAACATTACCTGCATCAGCACGCACCAACGGTTTAACATGTGGGGCCACCCGCAGCGTCATTTAGGGGTTCAGATGGCAAAAGGCGACTACATAATTCACTTTAACTGTGACAATTATTTAGAACCTTTCGCTTTAGAACTGCTAGATAAAACTATTACAGAGCAGAATGAAATAGACGCAGTCGTTTTCTCAATTCGTTGGAACGGGCAGTATTTTAAGGGCGTGCCTGTGCATACCGGAAACATTGACTGTCTTCAGATGTGCGCTTCGAGCAAAGTATGGCGAGAAATTGGCGGATGGTATCGTTACGATGGGTGCAGCGATGGATTTATTTATGAAAACATCGCAACCAATTATCCGTTTTATCATTTAGACACAATCCTGGGTGATAACTATATCTCGATAAAGTAGACAAGCCTGTAACGAACATCACCATTTAGGAAATAAAAGGAGTAGGTATGAAACAAAATAATCAAATGAAATTCAATCGAATTGTCGTAGAGTCAACATATTCGCGTACAGATCTTTGTGACTTGGGTGCTCACCATGTTACAGATAAATCCCCTTATTGCGAAGCAGCAGCCAGTCACGTAAAACATCCGTACACACCTGTGTACGATTTTCTCTTTTCAACGTTTCGCGACAAGGCAATTAATATTGGCGAGATCGGAATTGACGCGAATGCATCTATGCGCTGCTGGCGAGAATACTTTAAAAAAGCGTCTATTTGGGGATGGGAATACGATGCAGAAAAGATTAAGCGAGCCGAGCAAGATAATTTAGAGAACACTACGTATCTACACATGGATGTGCGTGATGGCGTATCTATTCGGGAAGGACTTAGCAAACCAAACGTTCTGTTTGACATTATTATTGAAGACTCGTCACACCGCGTGGAGGATCAAATCCGAATAACTCAGCAAGTTCACCAGTTTATTTCACCTGGCGGTTATTTTATAATTGAAGATGTGGATAAGAAACACGATTTAGCAGGATATTATGAAGCTTTTGCTGATGTCTTAAAGTACTACACAAGTGTAACTGTAGTAGATGCAGATCACGAAAACAAAGTACGGGGAAATGGCACGTTTGATACACCTTATGACGACAATCGACTGATTGTGATGGTAAGAAACAGTCAACCGGCTGAATAAGCAATTAACTTATAATTTGGTGTATAATGAATACCAGCGGGGTAATAAGGCTCCGCTGGTACTTATGAGGTAAGCTATGAGCAGCATGCGAGAACATCTGGGCAGTCAGGCAAGCACGGTTATGCGTCAGTACGCTGACCATCTACTCTACGACGGGAATCTTACTGAGGTCGACCTCGAGAGTCTGGACGAGGCGTTGGAGGCAGCGAAGCAGGTCATTGAAGCTATCGAAGCAATCAAGACAGTTTTTGCATCTGCAAAGACAAAGGAAGTGACAAAATGATAAATGGATACAGCGACGAGAAAGTTATTGCGGATCTGCAAAAAGATCTTAAAGAGCTGCAAAACATGTCTCGAGTGTTTGAGCCGCGAGGAGTCACTATCTGGTGGGACCTCCAAAGTGATCTGAAGGCAATTGAAAAAGTCATTAAAGACCTGCGTCGTGAGATAAACTCACAAAACAATCCGGGCCAATAGCTCAAAGGTCAGAGCAGATCGCTCATAACGATTTGGTTGCAGGTTCGAATCCTGCTTGGCCCACCAATTAACTAGCACAGCGAAGGAGGGGTAGTAAAAAATATGAGCTGGAAGAAACGAGACCGGAAAATTGTAACATGGTCTTACACCTTCTACGGCTGCGTGTTTTGTAAAAATGAAGACTTAGTTAAAGTCAACATTTACGAAGTTATCTACAACTACTACAACTGTCACAGGAATAATAGACGAGGGAGCATTCGTGATAAAGCCGATTACATAGCTCAGCAACGGCACCGGAAAGATCATAAACAAAACTAGCCAGAGTGGCGGAATGGCAGACGCTGCGGTCTTAAAAACCGTTGAGTAACACTCGTACGGGTTCGACTCCCGTCTCTGGCACCAGTACCCTGCAGGGGGTAGCAAAAAATTAGATTAATCACAATTCTACAAGGGGGAAGGCATGACAAAAATTGACACAGGTTTGATTACGTACACTGCTACAAAAACTGACACTATTACAGACAAGTCAGGTGCTTTGTATATTACTTCTATGGGTGCAACCGCGCCAGGTACGCCATTCGGCATTAGGGTATGGCGTATCGCAAAAGGAATGAAAGTAAGACAAGAAGTCCTGTTTTATCCGGGAGACCACGGCGGTCTTGCTGTACTCTGGGGTAAGCTTTTCTTTGTGCACAATCAAGCAGGATCGAAAAAAATTGTGCTTGAGGAAATTCCAGGGTTTATTCCGGAAGACGGCACACTGTCGAGTACAACGGTGAACCTCAACGAGTCTCAATTAGCACTTATAAACAAGATGATCGAGACGGCCACTAAACGAGCTGAGGGGGCTTATGCTCAGTCTAGTCAAGCAATGGCTCGCATCGTTGCTTTGGAAAAGCGTATCGCTGCACTTGAAGCACGTCCGGCTGCTTCTTCCAGTCCTGCAGGCTTGTCCAAGGCGCAGATTGAAGACGTTGTGTGGACCAAGATCTGGGATATCTTCTTCCTGCTCCGTGGTGGAATGAACGAAGGTTCATCAAAGATGACCGACGTACAGAACTGGATTAATGACCTGACCGCTTTTATTCGACGCGTTAAGTAGGAGGATACTGATGGCTAAGCGTTTCTTTATCAAGCCTTTAGCTGACCTCCATAGCGGAGAGTTTCCTATGAGGGCGGACATCGATCTTCCGGAAGGTGCGTCTGTCGAGTGCCAGCAGTACAGCAATCACATTTACCTACTGATACACTACACGCCTCAGCAGACGCACATGCACAAGCGGGAGATACTGATGGCCTTGGAGGGAGATGATATCCCGAGTAACTATGAGTATATTGGTGGCATTATTGCCAATGATGCTGGCCCTTCTGACGAGGAGCTGGATAACGAAGAGGAGGACGACGATGATTTCATTGACGTACCTCGAGATCCCGAGCAATTTTATAAGCTACTGACTATGATTAACGTGTACATTTCACCGGAAAAACGAAAGGTATACGATTCAAAATCATGGTCATTTTTAGGAGCAAACGATGCCACTTGACATCGACATGGAAAATTTAGAGACGCTTGAGCGGGTTATCAAAGAGATAAGCCAGTCTATGCGTATTGATCTTCTGCAGGATAAGTATGGACGTGATGAATACGAACGCCGCTATGAACTTTTGTCATCGATGCGTACATCGTTGACCTGGACTGTTAACTACTTCGATTACTATCGCATTTATGAGGACTCAGATCCCATTCAACTGCTTAGCGAAATTGATAGTACAATACAGATGGTGGGTGGAGATGGTTCAGATACTGAATACTTTACCCGCGGTGGTAATCTTGCAAAGTTGCTTAGGGAACAATATGATAAAGATGAAGGTAATCGGTAGTGAACTGTACGGGGATGCATGGCGACAGGCCATGCTCAAGGAACTAACGCCGCATATACCAAGTGGCGTGTCGTTAGGGATAGCCGACGATGATTTTGGATTAACCATGCTGGACTACATTGTTGACGGAACCATCGAGATGATTAATCAGTATAATCAATCCGCCGGTATTAGCGGAAGGTGGTTTCTTCTAGATGCAGATCTATACTATGATGATGAGGTAATATAATGACAGACGCAGTTACACGGGAGTCTCCCATTATGGGGGCTCCCAGCTGCACACAGGCAGCAGTACTTAAGTATTTGCTAAGACCCAAGGGCAACTACACAGAGATTGATTTGGAGAACGTAATAATCCCCGCATACTTCGAGCATGGTATACAAATGGGAATAAATCCCGTAATAGCCATTGCTCAAGTAATCCACGAGACTGGTTTTCTCACAAGCTGGTGGAGCAACCGACCGAGAAGAAATCCCGCCGGTATTGGAGTAACAGGACAAGTAGCCGAAGTACTACCACCCGGAGCAAACGTCTATGACTGGGCCTATGATGAGAGCATCAAGAAGTGGAGAAAGGGCCTATCATTCGAGTCATGGCTCTTTAATAGTGTCCCCGCACATATCGGTCGTCTTCTTGGTTACACATTAAAACCAAAAGACATGACTGATGCACAATGGCATTACTTCAGCCTGCATACAGCACGAAGAAATGTTCCCGCTCGAGTACTTGGATGTGCTCCAACACTCGCAGGATTAGAAGGAACATGGGCTGTACCAGGTAAGGGATATGCAGATAAACTCGCCGCCCACTGTAATCGAATGATCGAAGGGAAGTAACACAATGATGAAGCAGCTATCGTTCTGGACCGAGGAAGAGATGGGTGGGGGTAAAAAACAAGTCCCGAGCGTATCAATGCATATTGATCTTTTAAGAAGATCAGAAGTGATGCAACAGATAGGATATGAACTTCTCATTGAAGTAACAGCCTACACAAGTATGACTGAGGCGAGAAAACATCCCGGCTTTATAACAAGTCATCCCGCAGACTATCATCTCGGTTTCTATGAATCAGAAAATGTCATATATGCAGTAGAGATGGGAGAAGGAGAGAAGCTGTACGTTTTAGTTAATTACCTCAAGAGCATATGGGACGGGACGTACGAGTATCAGCACGCTAGCCTCCATCTCTCTCAGATCTCTGCACGCAGGTACATGACCAGCCTACAGGGATAGTTATCCACATCTTGTACACAATTTGTACACATTATGACTGGGGGTTGTAGCACATACGACTACCCAGTCATTTTTGTTATGTCACTATAGGAAGTGGCACACTCACATGATCAGTGTATGACAGTGTCGCGGACTTCTCTGTAACTTTCAAAATGGTTTCAAAATGTGCATAAATTTGCTGCAATCTTGGCCAAAAGTGGCAAAATGCTGCAGAAATGCTGTGAAATTGTTCACAAATTCTGGGTAACCTGTGAAAATGTTCACAATGTTATGTAAAACTGTAAAAAATGGCAGAAATTGTGGCCGATCCGACTGGCATCAGGAAATTTTGCACCAGTTTTCAAAGCAACATTAGTTTCAATTATGTTGCTTTGGCCGAAATTCAGGAAAGTTTGTGAAAATGTGTACAAACGCTTATGTGAAAAAGCGCACAAAGCGGCATCCCCCTCGGCACCCCCTGAATGCTTGGTTCCCCTCGGCACCCCTCCCTTGCATAAACATCGGCTAACACACATCAATAGCCGACCGTCGTTTAAATCAGGTACTCACATAAAAATAGCCCCCCACTTGCTATAGTTATGGCCTTAGCTACAAAAAATACAGCAGACAAGATGCATCAATGCCCTTGCTGCTGTACTTCTTAGAGAACCTGACGGCTCATCAGTGCAGATGTGATCTGCATACGGCCCACCCACGCGTGTGAGTGGACCGTTTCGCCGTGACTATTCCTGCCAGTCGATGATAGTCAGCTCATCGATAGGAGTACCGTTACCGAAACGACGCTTAGCATCCGCAATCACGGCCATCATTCGCGGGTACTGACGATTGAAGTAGTCAGTAGGACCGAAGTGCTCCACCCACTGCGTCTCGTGACGCCGTGTTTGGTACGCCAGTAGCAGCTGAACGTCTGCAAGTGGCCACGCCAAGTCAACTTCAATGCTGTCGACGTCGCCTGCTGGGTCCATGTACTCAATTACAGTGAACTTAGCCATAACTATCACGCTCCTTATAGATAAGCGGAGTAGCAAGATACTACTCCGCACAGGCCACAGTGGATTATTCCTCGTCGTTGATTGACTTGATCATGGCAACGAGCTTCTGGACATCGATACGCGGATGCAACTCGATGTGACCCATACTGACTGCGTCGAAGTACAAGTCGAGCGCCTCGATACAACAGTTGACGAGCCTGGGTAGCGCCTTCATCTCGTACTCGTTGGGCCCGGTGCCGCTCTCACCATCGTAGTCGACACTTGCCAGATCCTGATGGATCGGGTTGAGCAGGTGCAGGTCTTCCAGTTGGCTGATTGCGTCACCCATGGTGTACGCTGCGGTCTCGATGCCACGATACTTGTTGTAAGACATGATACTCTCCTTATAAGAAAGCGGAGTAGCACTTTACTACTCCGCAGGGACCCCACTGTGTAGACTACTTAGCCCAGGCCTGCATGTCCTTGAGCCACTCGGTCAACGACTCGTCACGGTCCTCGTCGAAGTCCGAGATAGTGACCGTCGTGAACAGATCAATCTCCTGATCTGCATTGTAGTTGCAGACCCAGAGTTCGTATCCGAGCTGCAACATGTGCACCGCTTGATCGAGTGTCAGCAGGTTGTCGCGGTGATTGTGGCGGAAGTAGTCACGCCGCAAGTCAGGCAAATCCGGAACGAGGTTGACTAAGCTAATGCCGATGTTGTAGCTAGAGTGACCCAGCTGCTCGGACAAGTCGTTCTCCAAGTCGGCGCGGTTACCGAAGTACCGCACGAACATCCACTCGCCGAACTCTTCGCAGTTGTCGACGTGGTAGAGATCCGACACGGCCGAGATCAACGAATCCTTCAACACCTTCTCACTCACGGTAATCTTGATGCTCATTGCATCCTCCTATAGGTAAGCGGGATAGCACTTTACTATCCCGCATGGACCACAACAACTACTTGACGTGATGGATAGGCAACCACACGATGGTCGCACCCCAGCCACCCGGTACGTAGATCTCAGTGTAGCTGCTGTCACTGAGCAATTCTTTAGCAGCGACGGAGTAACAGAACGCGACCTTGAAGGACACGTGGTAGTATGCCTCCATGCTGCCGTCGTACAGCTGCACGAACTGGATGACAGCGATGTTGAAGTCGCTGCGTTCGTTACAGTGATCAAGGCCGATGACGACCTGCTCTCCGTTGAACTGGGTAGTTGGTCGCTCAAAGTTCCACTTAGCCATGTTGCTTTCCTCTTTCTCGATCTGGATGATGGTCCACCCATCACCGTTCCGATACCCAACCTGGTAGTCGTCGACATCATGCATCCAGTAGAAGATGTGCTCGTCGTTCGACTTACCATCCCACTCACCGATGCCAATCAACACCTGGAGATCGGTACCGTCATTCCACTGAATCAATGCGCGCTTTTCCATCTCTCTGCATTCTCCTTTATGGATAGACCCGGGAACCGAATTGTCCCCGGGTCATACTCCCAATACTAGTGGTTCTTGAGTACGATCGACACTGGGATGTCGTTCAATACAAAGCGCTTCCGATACAGCATGTAGTCCTCTTCCCAGAGAACACGGTCAAGTCTGCTGCTATCGGCCACTGCACACAGACCACAGTCACTGCAGCTCTTTGCCTTACCTGCCTGTTCAGGACAGTATACAGCACGTTGACCGAGACTCCTGAGCTCACTGACAGCCTGTGGTACGTCTTGCTCGCCCACTGCGTAGGCCACAGTCCAGCCCATTTCAGTCGCCTGCTTAGCATCAGCAAACGTCTGAACAGAAGCATGGAACTTGCGGCGCAATACCTGCACTTCGGGATACCGCCACGTAGCAGTAAAGCCGATCACAGGTATGCCTAATGGCAACGCACGCTCGATGGCATACAGGATGATGTCGATAAACTCCATCCACGGTTGACCCGTAACCGGATGGAGTATGTCGCCACCTGTCTGGAAACGAATGCCATCGACTGTCTTACGTCCGGCCTCGTGCATCAAGAAGATGCGATCGAAGCGCTCACGCACAGGAGCCAACGCACCGTCAGACGTATCTGCACCAGCGAATTTGGAAGCCGCAACGCTGAAGGACACATGCCCACGCTTGGTGTAGCAGGCTTTCAGCTTGAGCTTCTTGAGTTCGTCCGCGTACAGAGACTCCGGGTGGAACCAACATGTCGTAGGGCATGTCGGCCCCACCTCGGTGTAGGTGGTGATCCAGTTGTACATCGTGGACGTACCCACGAGCTTGGTGTTGCCGGTGTTCTCGACTACGGTCACTGCGGTCTTTTGTGCTTGCTTACGCATAGTAGTTGCATCTCCTGTATGCGGTAGGGCACAGTACCCTACCGCTGATTGCTAATCAGACACTAGGGCATGGAATCGCCTGGACCGAAAGTCTCTGTGATGCGGTACTCTTTGGCAGCCTGATCGACACGTCGCTGAGACTCAGCCATATACGCATCGTAGTCGGGACTTACTGAGACACGCACGCCGTTCTCCCAAGTCTCTAACAACGGACGTGAACCGTCGTAAAGTATACGACCGTAGATCGAACCGTCCCGATACTTGAGCGACGCGCGCAGTGAGAACAGACTCCAGGCAAACCGACCACCTCCAGTTTTGTACCGGAGGTGAAAGAAAACCAACACCATGAATCCGAATGGTGGCAAGTGGTAATCACCCCCTTTCTGTGAGAGCTAACCGATATATGTAAACTACTCGGATACAGAATGATCTGTATCCAAATAGGAAACTGCCTTACTGGCTGCAGCAATCGTACGCTGCAGAACAGTCTTGTCTTCCTTGATTGCCTTCAGCCACGAGGCCAGGTACTCAAGGTGGTCAGGCCGCGGCTCGACAGCCATTCCAAGACCTGCACCGACCAGCGCCGCTCCGAACTCTGCGACAAGTTCCTCGAACGCTCGAGCCTCGATATTGTACGAATACTTGTACAATTCGGGTCTGTTCAGACGCGCCTTGTGCCCAGTCCAGTGCACAAATTCGTGAGCCAGCGTTGCGTAGTATGCAATGTTGTCATCGAATAAGTTGATGGGTGGCATGTACAACCGATCAGTCGATGGATCATACGCCGCGTATGGTCTTGTGTGCTGTACTCTGACCCCGTGTCGATCAAAATATGCCTCAACCTCGGGCAACTTAGGAACAACTTTCTGCTGTTCCCACGTGAATGGGTTACCATCCTTGTCAAGGACCTGAGTACCGTTGAAGACTGCATACGCTTTGGAATGCATGTAGGCAACGTACTCCTCGTCGTTGTCACGCTTCCTGATAATTGGCGTAGGCTTGCCATACACAAACCCGCTGGCACGTGTACCCTCAGTGATTGTGTATCCGGCAGTCTTCCATTGTAGGAAGGTACCCCAATACGGACACTCAACCCCGGACAACATGAGGTTGATGGCGTTCTGACCGGAGTACACATTGCCAGATGCCACGTTCTTGTGGCGCAGCGTAACCCAAGGCTTGGTCCACTTACCCTCGATCAAACCCTGCTCCAACGAGGCCACCATCTTCTCGACCAGCGCGTCCTGCAGTTCCTGTACTCGATTCGTCACAGTCTTTCTCCTTGCACTTGCATTACTTGCCCACATCCGACGCAGGTGGGAGTTGCCAGACATTCCTAGAGATCAGCCTTGTAGATAACCTTGTGACTCCACGTCTCGAACACCTCTACGCTTGTAAAGGGCTTGTTGCTTGCCTGCCAGACATAATCGACCAGGCTTTGACACACCTCCTGCTTAAACGACAACTCAGCGGCATCTGTAGCTTCGATGTCAATCATGCACGTCCGTGTCCGTATGCAGTACTCCGTGGCCTTGATACCAATGTCGTGCCACTGGCGCTTCCACCCACCCTTCCACACAGCGTCGTGGAACTTCTTGCTCATACCCAGGCCGAAGGGAACGGACTTCTTCGCACTCGCCACAAACTTGATTGAGTAACGCATCTTGCTCTCCTTGTGCTCTTGCACTTATAATACTATACCGGTGTTTAACGAGGTTCGCCGGCTACCTCACACAAACTAGTTCCGCCAGCCGGGCAGGAAAGCCCACAACACGTCGAGCGCGTTGCCACTCAGAGCACGCTTCGTACGGTCGTCAACCGTAATGTACTGCTCTGAGGCCCACTCCTTGGTGTAGGCCTCTACCCGCTTGCGAGCCTCGGTCATTTCCTTCTGGTAGAAGGAAAGGAGATCAATGGCTTTACGCGGATACGGATTGTCGTCCTGCAGCCGATGTGGCCAGCTAGCATACTCGACAATAGAATCTGGTGCGTACACCAGATCCCGCAACTCGAAGCCATCCTCGATCTCGCGAGTGGTCCAGACTTCCGGACCACGACCATACCTGTAGGCACGGCTGTAGCTGAAGACCGACCAGAGAACCTCCTCCTCGGTGAAGGGCGTTTCCTTCACCAGCACGAACGAGAACCGCTTCTCGTTGTCGAACGAATCCTGGATGGCGACGATATGGCGATTTGCCATGGTGTTTGCTCCTTTCAAGAGCTAAAGAATGTTACCTCGCATCCGACGCAGGCGAGAGTTGCCAACACACTACAGGCCCTGGAACTCGTCCGAACGGCCAACTAGGTACCACGTACACATGTACTTAGTACCCGAAAACACAGGTAGGTCTAACTGCGGCTCTGTCACGTGAAAGCACCGCAGACTAGTATCCCACCTCAGCCTGAGGCAGGGGTCAGTCAAATCCTCGTATCCGTGCATACGAGTATACTGATCCCGCCTACCCTTGAGATACGTCAGCATAGTCGCCCGCGTACCAACACGGACAATGGTATCCTGACGGCCAAACACTTTCCACTCCTGTGCACTTGCCTCGTACACAGGAGGGAGCAAGTTGGTGTACCGCGCTATCGTGGCCGTTTCCGACTCACGATAGATGTGCGGCTGCTTGCCACGTACTTTCATACCAGTCCTTTCTCCCACAGGTTAATTGTGTACCAGCTCTCAATGCCATCATACATGGCCTTGAGGTCTTCCTGCTTCGGATCGTTGTACGAGAGTTTTTGGAACTCGTGCATGCCATACAGGATACCCTCGAACTCCGACCAGTCTTTCCGGTACGCTGCGAATAACAGCGCGCGAATCTCCGTGTTCTCAGGCAATGCCTTCGAGAACTCACGGATCCGGTACATCAAGTCTGCATGTGTTTCCATGCTGTGCTCCTTTC